CAACGCCCTGTATAGTTCCGTGGCTAATAGATGCGACAGTAAAGTGTATGCCTGTCTCACCAGTGTGACCTGTGAATGCAGCAACAGTAGGTGCGCCCACGGCAGCTGCATTTACAGAGTGTGGGTTTTCAGCTGTAACATGTGTATTAAGTTCGCCACTCACATACCCTAGCTCAGGTACGGTAGCATAGTTACCTAGATCGCTGACTTGTCCCTCAGTTATAGATATCTCAGCTTGGGTAAAGTGAAAGACAGTCTCCCCAGTATGGCCTGTAAAGGTACCGCTGAAACTAAGGTACTCAGGGACAGATACTAGTGGTGGGAGGTCAGTGATCTGACCTGTACCTATATCAATGTCTGCCTGAGTGTAGTGAATGGTCTCTTCACCAGTATGGTTACCGAAGGAGGCTTCCAGTATATTAAACTGCTCCTGAGATACACCCGTGGCTCCCTCTCCTGTGGTTGAGACACCCTCATAAGACGCAATGTGGATTGTCCACTGCTCCGGCTTCTCTTTAGCAAGCCCACCCAGACCCAGAATACCAGGCCGGGCCAGAATACTATAAATCTTCTGAGAGGTGAAGTAGGTAGAAGTATCTATCTCTACAGTTTGGAGGTCATCTAGTAGAGTCACCTTAGACGGGGGAACACTAGTAGATGTACTGAAGCCCTCTTCAATAGAGAAGAGACCTGTAGTGGCTGACAGCTTAGCCTTGTCTAGTGGTGTGTTAAAGACAAAAGTAACCTTACCGGGCGCTGATATATCTGGCAGTAATGAGTTATTTAGCGGGAATCCACTGATGATCTGTGGTTCCAGCTTGTCAATGTATATAAAGTAGACATCAACGGTGTTCGTACTCGTTGAGATGGGCGTGTAGGCTATCAGCCTGTCGTCTGACAGCTGTCTCTGGCTAAGGAACTCTGTGATACCTTGCTGAGGGTTTATGCCCTTAGAAAGACGTACAACGGCCACTGCTACACTACCTCTCCTGCGTCCTATGTAAGGCTTATTGTAGTCACCAATGTGAGCATTGGAGAGGGTATGGAACACATACCCGCCAACAGGCGTGTAAGAAAACGTAGACCCATCCTGTCTCTTTAGAGACGTGGAAAGTTGGTACGTGTGAAAAGCGTCGGACTGAAAGTTAGCTCCTGACGCTGAGACCTTAAGGAAGTAGTCATTACTTCCGGGATCTAGGTAGACTCTGCCGGTATCGAGTCCCACTCCATCTATAGAAAATGTACCACTCTGGATAGATCGAAAGTCGACTGGATCATTGAACAAGAACCTTAGATCAAAATCATCTGAGGCTACACCGGTGGTAAAGATAGCGCCTTCTCTAGGGGCTATGCTGTCCAGTATATCAGTAGGGTAACTCTCGAAGAGAAGAGTTATCTGAGTAACTGTTTTACTGAGGCTAACACCCTTTATCGTTTTGATAAGAAAAGCATTAAGCCCAATTTCTTCTTGAAGAAACTGAGCTATGTTTTCTAGAGTGTCGCCCTTATATATTAAGAAGCTTTTAGACTGTAGAGTCATCGTTTAAGACATAGGGGTTAGTACACGCCAGTGTGTACTGGTGTCACTCCAGTGACTGCTGAGTCACGGTGGCCAGTGAACTCGTAGTAATGAGACTGTACACTCATGTAAAGGTTAGTGTAAAGTGACTGCAGAGTATGTAGTTGGGCAGAGAGAACATTAACAGTATCCTCAAAAGCATCCATCTGCTGATTCCATGACGTACTATTAGTCGCCGACGTAGATACATCTATCTTTTGAATAAGATCTTGAGTTATGAACGTGACTTGATTTTCAAGTGTGTCTACTCTTCCGGATAATGTCATGATTATGCACTCAGTGCGGCGGCTAGCTTAGCGGAACGCAAAGCAGCAGCAGCGGTTGTTTCTTGGGCGACGCCTTCTAGGGCGTCTAGGATGACTTGGAGTCTTATTGTTACCTCGTCTCCAATTTCTTCTACCGTTGGAGCCTCAACTACTGCAGCGGCCGTTGCCACTGCGAAAGCTAGGTTAGAAACAGAAGCTACAACGCCACCACCCGCGCCAACGATGTAGGGGGAATCAAAGTCATCTGAGTAAAGAATTCCGTTTAGATTCACAAACTCATCTACCTGTACCCTCCAATTGTTTTGCATGAAGTAGAGGTCACCAGCAAAACCATCCCCTGCAGGGTCTCCCCCTATAGTTCTAATAGCTGGTAAAAACTTAGAATTGTCATCAATCATGACCCACTTTTTCCAAGAAGAATAGACGTCTGCCTTTACGTTCACGTCAGTTACACCTTGAACTATTATGATTAACCTGTTAATGCCATCAAAAGTTAACATCAAAAATCACCTCTATAGCTCATAGGTTATTAGGCTGGGTTGGTGTAGTTACGTTCCTGTGCAGGAGCAAGAAGGACAGAGATGCCCTGACTTCGGGTGATGGTGAACCCAACAGAAGCGAACTGACCACCGGTCAGACCAATACCCACAAGGGTAACATCTGCGTCTGTACCCTGGGTTCGTCCACCCTGTATATTAGAGTCATAGGCGTAGTCAAAACTACGAGCGACACCCTCAAAGATACCACTAAGTGCTACACCATTACTATCTTGCACGATAACACCGGTACTAGTTCCATAGTCACCAGCTGGCACACTGTCATAGAAAGCCCACCAGCGGAAGTCACCAGAACCTGCGAAGGCTCCAAAGTTAATGTTACCAGCTGAGACAAACGGGTAGCGTCTTACGATACCTGTGAAGTCATAGAAGTCAACAGAGTTCAAAAAGTTACTGTTAAGGCCAGTAATAAACACGCCGTCTTCACCAACGAGTGTAGAACCAACGAAGTTTAGTAGGCTGTCAGCAACACGACCGGTAACAGTACCTCCACCATTATCAATGTCTGTGGCTTGCCTTAGCTCATATTGGATCTTCTCATAGATCTGAGCAGTAGTTGAAGTACCTAAGCCATCTGTGATGATGTAACGGTAAGCTTCATTGATACCCTCATCATCAACGTCGTAAAGCTGGTCAGTACCGAAGTACTCAATAGTAATCGTCGTGTACGGTGCGCCAGTTGCGATGATAGCATCAGTTTGTGTGATGTTAAGATCAACAGCATTAGTCAACGGGAAACGATACGTAATGTACGTTAGCGTGGTAGCACCAATGGCAGTGTTGTTTGACGTAGAGTACGTCTTGCCCTGCTCTCTACAGAATAGGGTTAGAGCTGTACCAGCTGAGTAGTCAAAGTTGCCATTGCTCGCATCCCCAAAGATCTGCAGGGCCTCATTAATAGGTCCAGGATAGGTGAAATCAAAGTCTCCTAGATTACCGAACCTAGAGTAAGGTTGGTCATCGATGTCGAGATTGCCAAGAGAAACAATACCTGTGTACTGTCTTTCGATTACACCAGCGAGGGATCTTTCCGCCCAGCCAGCTGTACGAATCAACTTTCTAGTTGAGTCATCAGCAGGTGCCCACCCGTTAATAAACTCGAACTGTTCAGGAGTAATAGCTTCCATTGGGAAGGGAAACCTAATATAAGTCGAGTTCGTCTTCCACTCTTCTTTTAGGAAAGAGTAAAGAGCTTGACCCGTTACCCCACCAGTGGCGCCAGCATTATCTACGGCACTGCCTGTCAAAATTTGAATTGTCTTAGCGTCTGTATCAACTACAATATCTGTTGGGTCCACTAAGAGGTCAGGGTCTGTTACTGTTACCATGTTCTTTCTTTATACCTTTATCTGTTTTAATTTCTGACGCCGCAGCGTTTATACTTATTTTGCGTACCAGATATACTATTATTCACTATGTAGGGTTAGTGTAATTTCTATCAAAAATCTGAGATACAGGTAGGATTACGTCACCTCCCGTAATAGCGTACCCATCTATCCTAAAGTACTGGTAATAAATGTTGTGTATAACAATATCAATATTACCTGTTTCTTGATACTGATAGGTGGGATTGTCTTCACCATTAGTGCTCTCTATTCCAAACAATTCACCAGTGGCTCCTTCTGTATACATCCTAACTTCTGATCCTGAGACTACACCCAGTAAAGTAAGTGATGCAGGATTGATAATATTAACTGTCCCGCTTAAGGGTGTATACACTTTATCAGCTATTAAATTAGACCCATTCAAGTTAGTCCAGTTAAGAATACCTGCTCCTCTCCACTCTAAATAGATTGATGTGAGAGGATCAAAGATGACCCCATCTGCTTCTAAACTGAGATCCCCAGCTCCGGTATAGTTTTCAACTCGGATAGATAAAGGGGTGTTAGATAGAGAAGTAGACGCTAAGGCGTCTATACCTGTCTGCATATTAGCTTGGATATCCGTTGTTATTGTAACATCAGGTACAGCTCCTCTCTTAAAAAGCTTAATTATATCCGGTTGAAGTACGGCTCTACTCCAAGTTACCCAGTTGCTGTATTTAGCATCGGTTGCAGTTAGAAATAACACATCAGTGCCGGCCACCTCTAAGTTATCACCTGGACCTCCGAAACTAATGTTTGCATTATGGGCGTCAAGATCCGACGAGGTTAGGGGATTACCACTGGTTACTTCCTGTAACACCCCATCTACGTAAAGCTGAAACTGTTTATTACTTTCTGTATATGAAAACCTAAAAAGAATATGGTATGTTCTGTTAGGCTCTAAAGACATATTAGAAAAGGCTTGCACATTATCGTCATTGGTATCCGCGAGTTGAGCAACAAGTCTGTTGCCCATACCCACAAAGAACGCTATGTTGTTGACACTGCCGCCTTCTTCATAAATACATGTTAATCCTTGAAAGATTTCTCCTAGGCGTATCCATCCGCCCATCAACCTATCAGTAGTGGTAGACGCATTCATTGCAGTTGTGTTAGCACATGCTCTTCTATCATTAGTAGCTTGCCAACACCCTGTAGTGCCCTCTGACATAGATTCTGAAACGAAGGCGCCCCCGTCGCCTTCTTGAATGGACGTGAGATTACTTGTGGTCGCCCAACCCCCTGTGTCGTCATAATCCTCCTCAAGAACCCACCAGTGATCAGGGTTATTAGCCAATATAATGCTACTATAATCTAATAGACCTGCCGAACTAATAACTGGACCACTAGGGTCTCCGTTATCATTGGTGACGACTATGTAAATTAAAGCATTGTTATTCAGACTACCTTGTGTAGCTGTAAAAGTAATCTCATCATCAGCCCAAGCAGTTGTGGTCTGTGTTGTTTTAATTGTTCCAGAGATATCCGACCAAAGCTCTACTTTTCCTGTGCCTTTTGTGGCTTCAAAGCCGAAACCTTCGATAACCACAGAATCACCATAGTTAAACCCCTCAGGGAAAACTTCTATGCTAATAAGTATGGGTATTTGAAGTACTATTGAATATGTATGATACTCAGGGGTATTATTTAAGACAGTGTGTTGCCAATCTGGAGGTGTGTTTACACCTATTGAAAGACCTGATAGTAAATCAGCCGTAAAATGGTTTCTATGGTCGTCGTCGATGCCGTTCCACACTTGCGTTCTAAGTGCATATCCAGTAGGAGCGGCCACTGCTGAAATATCATCATGAGTAGCCGCGTGAAACACTACCATAGCCGAGCTAGTAAACCCTACCGAAACAGAAGGATTAGGTGGGTTAGCGTCATTCGTATTATTTGCGTAAGCAAAAGCAGATATAGGTGTAATCGTATACGTGCCTCGATATATCAGCATAGAGCCTGACATAGGCTCTGCAGTAATACCAGAAGCCCAGGTAAATGTAGGGTTTGTTTCAGTACCAGAGTGTATTTTGTAATAGATAGCTGTCTCTTGATCTCGATCGGCTGTAGTTCTATTGTAGTCTAGTCTAGTATACCCTCTTCCGCCGCCACCATCATCATCCCAAATACGTTGTGTAGTGTTTTCGCATTGCTTAACAAAGACGAGTATAAGATCATCGGTGGTAGCCCCACCTGGAATGGCAAACGTAAGAGATAAGCCGGCCGCCGAATCTTGGGTGTTACTATCTATAAAGGTAATAGCCATTATGGATTATTGTAGTTACGGTCTATTCTCTGGGACACAGGTAAAGTCACATTACCTTGAGTCATGTCAATATTCTTTACCCTAATGTAAACATAATCCACTGCATGTATAACAACATCAACAGAACTAACATCCACTGATGATGAGAAGGACGTGCTGGAACTCTCTACTCCGTTGATTTCTCCTGTAGTTCCGGCAATGAAATATCTCACTTCTGAGCCAGTAATTAATGGCTCTGTAGTAAGCGTTGCGGGATTTACAAAAGTGATAGTACCATCGTCTGTTGTAGAGCCTATACTAGCATCAGATCCATTAGTATTAGTCCAGGTAAGAGTGCCAGTTCCTGCGTATTGCACATGTATTGAGCATAACGGATCAAAAGTTACGTTATCTGCGGATAGAGATAAGTCACCAGCGACATCCACTCGGATAGCTAAAGGGGTGTTTCCTCTAACCGTGTCTGCCAATGCATCAAGCTGAGTCTGATTAGTGACCGTAGACTCAGGTAGGGCCCCTTTTTCAAACAGTTTTTCTCTAATTGTGGTGTCATTAGGCACATCTGAATTACTGAATGTACACCAGAATGCCCAATAACCATTAACTGGACAGTTAAGCAACACTGGTGCATTACCCACTTCTGTACTACCCGAAGGGTCTCCAAATTCTATAGGGGTACCCGAATCAAAAGTGCTTGACCCAAACAAACCATCGGTTGGTTGAGTAATAGCTTGCTTAACACCATCTATATAAAGGGCAAAGTCACCATCACCTGTTACCCTACCAAATATATGGTAAGTCCTATCTGGCTGTAGTGCCACATTTGAGAAGGCCTGGTAAACAGAACTACTATCTACGATTTCTAGCATAAGTATATTACCAGACCAAACAACAAAGTTGAACTGCTGTGTGGTTGTTCCTTCTCTGTATATAGACTTGGGAGGAAGTTGTATCTCAGTGAGTCTCAACCATCCACCTACGGCCTTGTTTGAGAGAGAACTATTAATATCCGAAGCATCTGGAAAAGCTATTCTATCTCCAACATCATTAGATTGGGCTGCATTAGTAGAGTCTTCACACAAAGCAGGAGTAGTGTAGGTTATGGATGAGGCGGTACCAGTAGTAAAGCCAATGGTATCATTGGCGTCTCCATCAAAACGCCATAAATGATCCGCATTTATACCCGTGATCTCGTCTCTGTAGGCCATATTATGAATAATATACTCCTGTCATGTCCTCTCCAGTGTACAGGAAGTTCTTAGAGAGGGTGACAGAGAGTAATGAATTGCCAGCTATGCTGACTTTAGTTAGAAGTCCGGAGAGATCGTAGTCCAGACTTTTTTGGATGTATCCTGTCTCGCTTAGAGTGTACCGTATTCCGGTTAAATCTGAGCCTGTTGAGTAGGAAAGCGAGTAGGGATATTCTTTCAAGTTCTGATTTATTGTTTCGAATGTCTCAAACAATACATCTTGGTTCGCATCAAGTATAGCACCATCGATATCAAGGGTTAGGTTAGCGTAGAGAATTTGCAGCTCGTTAAGTGCTGCTTCCGTCGCATTAACCTTATCATCTATACCACAGAATTGTTGATTCCAGACTGAACTGTACTGGGAGAAAACTTCCAGAGAAGGTTTTCTAATTAGCTCTTGTGATATGAATGCTAACTGACTTTCTAGACTTTCGATTCGTCCAGTTATGTCCATTTTTATAAACCACCGAGAGTGTAGCTTAAGCCTAGGCCGTGAAGGTACGGTGTAGTCCCAACAGGGAAGGGACTAGACACGCCTCCGGACGTCTTGACATAATTCATCTGCACAAAGGCGTACATGATAGAATTGTTTACACTAATGGTCTGAGTAGTTTGCTGAGGGGGCAGATTAGTATCGCTGTCCCATAAAACGTTGTTGTTGTAATCTAGCGAGGAGCATAGTCTGACATGTATGTGCCTTTGGCTGAAGTCTTCCGCTAGGAAGTTTGGCTTACCAGTGATAGCGTACAGACTCTTGAAGGATGTTCCTTCCACTGCTGGGATAGCAATGATGAATGAGTTGTTCCCTCCAAAGCTGGCACCAGCCGTGAACTGCTTGTCGTAGTCCACGAGCTTAAGTCCTAGTTCTTGAAGCCCATAATAGAAAACCTTTTTGCCGTTCTCTTCTACCCAGTTTCTTTGACGTAGCCTTATCTTGACTTGGTCAACGATGGTAGATGAGAAGTGGTACCGGCGAGCGACAAGGTTGTCCTTGGGCTCAAAGCCATCCACTCTGATAAAGTTATTACCTAGATCAGAGGCTGTAGCTAGTTCGGTAACATCGAGTGCGCCGTTGGGGTAGGGTATAATGTCCATCAAGTTACTGTTGGAACTGCTGCCTTCTGGTACAATCACAGTTAGCTCGCACTCTACTTCGTCCACTCTTGAGTCTAAGGGAAACTCTACCTTCCTTACCCAGTACAGATCATTGACGCCATTGAAGGCGTGCTCCGTTTTGCCAGCGTAGACTTTACCGCCCTTCTCATAGTTGACTAACCCATCGCCGGAACCCTTATCAAAGGTACCAGATGCTACGATGTTCAGAGGAGGGGTAACCAGTTTGTTGCTGGCTAAGCTAGTGGTATAGAACTTGTTCTCAATACTATTGGCGGGGAGGGTTACCTCTCCGTATTCAGCAGCCAACATGGCTGATCTAGTATCATCTAATCCATTGGGGAATGAGATCCCTTCTGTGTTAGATAAGTCTACGAACCGGTGAGTGACAGTATTAAATGCTACTGATGTCTTCTCTTGGAATTTTTGTTGCTCCCTAAGGGCATTCACCTGGCGTCTAAGATGTGCATTCTCATTGTTGAGAATCAATGATGATCGAGTAAGTCTAGCATTTAGGGAATTAACAACATTGCTCAACTCCTGAATGTCAGTGATAATCTCTTCTTGACTATCATTGTAGTCAGAACTAGTTAGAGCGCCCCGGAATCTAGCCGGTCGTCTAACTGAATTGGTGTTGATAATTCTCTTGTCTTCCATAATACTATGTTACGCTACTGTTAAAGCTACTGTAATGACCTTGAGGATGATATTCATCCAGGCTTTCTGTACAGCTTCTTGCATCATAAGGCTAGCTGTTACTCCACGCATGGCTGCTTCCGCTTGAAGCGAAGCAAACACTAGTGCAGTGTCCTCTCCCCTAGCCATTTGGATAGGGATCATAGCGAGGTCGGCAGTCATCTGAGCAATAGCCGCCTTCTGTGCTGGGTCATTAATCTGACCCTCCAGACTAGCGATTAGGGTTGCAGTTTCTGCCTTGACAATTTCTTCTATTGTCATTTGGTAATACCTAAGAGCTTCTCAGCTTTAGTAATCATGCCTTCTTCAGCTTTAACCCTGCGTAGGTGAGTGGCTTTAGCCTCCACACTGAGCGCAGAGTCTGCTACTAGTGCAGAGTAGTGGATCGTAGTCACGTTATAGGCCAGGCGATGGGCCTTCACATACAGTCTGAAGTTGGTATCGCAGGCGCAGCCGGAGAAAAGGGCTGCTAGGATGACCACAGCGGCCATCTTAAGTTTACTATTGTGTTTCATTTTGTTTATCCTCAATTTGTTTTGCGACCTCGGCAAGTACCTTGTTTGTGATGTCTTCTCTCACCTTGTTCTCTTCTACTACCTTTTTAGCGGACACCTCTGACAGGCCTTCGGCCCCGATGTACATTAGAAAGGGAGTAGTAATGATACCTATCAGTATCATCGTCTCTTGTGGCTGTAGATCCCAGCCCCATTTAGCTGCCCCAAAGGTCAGTATGGACGAGACTGCCGACAGAATGGCGGCCCTAAACTTCTTGCTTTTCAATAATTCTTTGTTCATTATGCTGTAGTTGTTCCACTAGGTCAGAAAACGGATTGTATATCTGGCTAGTGAGGTTGCCAGGAAAGCTATTGTTAACCTCGAACCTGACTATGTATTGTGTTTTGACGCCTGCTTCTTCTACATCTAGTTTTGCAAGCTTGATTTTTTTACTTGAGCGTAAATAAGCCAATAAGACTTCTTCGAAATCTAACTCTTCATCTGTCATGTACCAACCCTTAATTGAAAGTCAAAACATTTAGGTGTCATGGCACCGTCAACATTCTGATTCCTGTTCAGTTCTATTCGTACTACTACTTCCGTTGGGACAAGATCCTCTTCAGTTCTTTCACTCCATGTGAACATAAAGTCTTCATCAGTTGTTTCAGGAGGGCTTGTCTCATCGGCATCTGCCGTCGGGACCTTGAGGTATAGTTCTTCTGTTTCATTGGGTTTAAAGTTTAGCACTATGTAGCTGCTGAAAGGATCAGTGGTACTATCTATAGCGAAGTTACCATGATCTGTTAGAAGGGTGTTAACCTTCAGGTGGTTTAGTGTCTTCTCAAGGAGAGGCTGGCGGTAGGCAGTGATCTCGTTGAAGTAATAGTTATACTCTTTAAATATCTTCTTCTTGTTAACATCCTTAAGCTGAATGACTTGGTCTATCAGATTAGTTCTAAAGGCTTGGTTCGAGGAAGGGTTCTTAGACCTGACTATGAACTGCACCCACCCGAAGGGCAGGACAGGACTACTAGTTGCATTGGTAAGGTTGATAAGGCCTTCTTTAGAATTAACGAAGAAGGACTCACCTACTTCGGAGTCGACTACCAGTCTATTCTTCTTAGTAGATGGATCTACATCAAACTTAATCTGCGCACCGGCGCCGGCGGAGACGTTAGCCCATGTAGTAAATGTCTCTAAGGTATCAGACGAACCTCTGTATGAGAACTGTACGTAAACTGATCCAGTCGTAGGTATAGTTCCAGTGGGTATACGTTGTATGGCTCCAGTATCAGCATCCACCACATAGTCTCTTCCCTCTACATAGAAGGTGCGTGTGCTACTGCTAGTTGGTAGGTCACTAACGCGGATGGAAGCTTTGATGATTTGACTAGGTGACACAGGTATGTACCTGTATGTTATCTCTATAGAATCATACTGTGTGTTACTCGAATGATCTAGTGTGATGTTATTGCCTAGGATCCTCACCACCTTATGGGTGATGTCAGGATCTATGATGTAGGAGAACACCAACTGCAGCTGAATAACGTTACCACTAGAGTCCAGGAAGGCACTGCCATTGGGTATAATAATCCTACCGGTAGGGCGGTTACGCCCACCGATGTCTATAACCTCGTAGGTATAGTCTATGCCCTCTTGGTATATAGCTCCGGCGCCTCCAGCGATACTGGGTAGCTCAAGCGCTGAGCCACTCTCTAGTACGAAGTTAGATATGGGTAGGTATTGTGTCCGTGCACTATCTAATGTGAAATTAGTACTAGTCCTAGATAGATCTGCTTTGTGTGTTATCCTGTAGACAGCGTAGTTAGGTCTAGTGTCTAGAAGGCTGTTCTGTGTTCCAGGCTGAGGCTTAAGACTGTGTCCTCTACTCGTGTCATAATAGGGTGGCTTAGTTACCTGAAGCCTAACCTTCTTAACACCATCTTGCCCTAAAGGTAAGTTGGTTATATTAGGGAACTCAGTCTCCAATGCGTACATGGCTTCTAGGTCTGCTTGTTCGAAGCTGACATAGTTGTCCGTGACATTAAGGATCTCAAAAGATCCCGAGCTGTCTCGGGACCAGGCTTTGAATCCACGGTACATTAGACTAGCACCATAGATGGGAGGGGTCTCCAGAGCAGGCCCTATTCTAAAGAACTCCTTGCCTTGGAAGGCCGTGCCATATACGATAGGTGCGTCAGGCCCCTCTGTAGTTGTTGTGAACTTAGTCGTCTGCTTGTTCGTGGCGTTGAATGTTACTATCTTATTGGACCCAATGGTTGACTGAGAGCCAACGGGTACGATAGGGATGAATGATCCTTGAGTGCCGTTTATAACGCCAGCGACAGCATAGTTAATGCTACAGCCAGCAGGTATTGCCTGGGTTGATCTTATAGATAGTTTTCCTATGGTTTTACCCGACGTAAATTTGATGGGGTTGCTAATATAGGTTGCCTGTCTTGACCTGCCCGTTTGGAGAGCAGCAAACTTTTTAAGCCCAATAAGATATCTATACTTCTTGACGTTGCCTTCTAGTATTTCTTCATCAGCCTCAGTCTTGCTGAGGGTGACTCTAACGTACTGTACAAGGGTCGTCTCAAAGTCGAACGCGTAGGTTACCTTCTGGTCCTCTATTAGAGAGCCCTGTTCATACCCTAACAGGGTACTGAAGTTAACGTTGTCATTCGACGTTGATATTTTGATGTTCTGTTTCCCATCACTGTGTGGGACTACTTCCAGTCTACTAACGAAGAACTCTGACTCCACCTCTCCATCAGGATTAAGGGGGAAGGTGAACGTAGCGTCTAGAGGTCCGTTGTTCTCTGTAATTATCTCGAAGCCCCAGACAGATAGGGTATCATTAAAGATGTTACCGAACTGGGTGCCTGGTATCTGAGACTTAGATATAACCTCAGAGTTCTTAGGCTCTGAGATATTTATAGATACAGTAGGGGTATCTATCAGTGAGCCCACGTCAATACGCTGGGTGTTGTTACCACCGTAGGGAAGGGCAAGGCATTGTTCTGCCAGGTCAACGACGTCTCTAGTGGAGACAGTCGAATCCATATTAGAGGTGTCGGAGAATGTTTCGAAAGCACCATCGAAGTAGAAGTCTGCGTTGCCCGTGGTGAATAGCAGTAGTTCTAGCTCAGCTTGTAGCTTCTTCAGCTCATAGCTGTTGACCTTGTGGTAGAGGTCGGCGAAGTTAAGTCTCGTGCTGGCATCAGCAAACATCTGGATGAGCTCTTCATGAAAGGTATCGATGTCAAACTTGATCCGGCGGAGAGACTTGTTGTAGACTTCATTATTGAAAACAGACCTGTACTGTTGAGGAACGTACTTGTAGGTTACCTTACTCTTACTGCTCAGGGTATCAGATAACCGAGCAGACAGCTCACTAAGACTGGGCGTCTTACCCAGCATGAGGTACCTTAATAACTCACCAGCCAATAGCTTCTGGTACTGTCTGTTATAAATAGCCATTATAGTCCGTGCGGTGTGGCCAAGTCAAGACGCATAGGGTTTGATTCTACAGATGTCGTGTTCTGGTTACCTGTTGGTTTGTGTGTCTTGCCTACTGTGTTCGCTCCACATGATGTCTCCCAAGCGGCAGGATCGTACCCACCACTAACTGAGTACAACGTTTGATCTACTGATCCGGAAATCACAAATGGGACGTTTGACGTGCCTTGATGTGAGGTCCACACAGGCGCAGCGGTGTTGTCTGGGAATACATATGGCTGAGGCTGTAATGTCGGCTGTCGCATGACAGTCGTTAGGATGTCGATAAGATCTTCCTTTGCTTCGAGCATAGCTTCGAGGCGGATGATTCTTTTTTCTAGTTCAAATAGTTTAGAGTCCATTCTTTGGTGTTATTAAAAGTCGGTAGGATCTTAGAATAGGGCTGTAACCATCTGCTGATGCTGTAGTGCCTTCTAAGGATGAGGGTCGTTTCAATACGGCTCGGAAGATAATCTCCTTAACCGGTTTGTCAGTGGTGACGTAACTGTCTTCCAGCCTGGCCCCTAAGGGCTGCTCAGTATTGAAGCTGATGACACGGGGCACGATGCTCCCGTCTTCTCTGAAGACAGAAGGGAACCCTAGAGGGTTGATCTGTATCCATTCAGAGTTTTCTGTATTCGCTTTCACGTAGTATTCAATGTAATTTCCCGCAGGAAAAACACTTGGTACAAATTGATCTACGTTTAAAACAACCTTGACAATCTCTTTAGGTGATCCCCAGGGCTTAGAAATGATCTCACTAACCTTTTTGTATGTGAATTGAGCTAAGGTTAAGTCTCTAATGCCCAGAGCGTAACGCACAATATCAAACTGAGGTTGGTTCCAGGTCTTGGTGAGTGTCCAGCCGGACTCTTTATAGTCCACCTTAACATTTACAGTAGTCTTCTTACCAAAGGTAGAGTTATACGCGTTGCTAAGGGCCTCACCGATTGGTCCGAGACCAAGCTCAACTGCCCCTCCGAAGAAGATGGCAGCGACAATCTCTGTATTGTTCTGTACAAAAGCTGAGTCTCTACTCAGGTCTTGGTTGCTGGTGACGTCCTCTTCATTTTTAGACTCAGTCTCCCCAGCTATATCTCTAGCTGAAGTCAAGCCACCGTTGATGGCCAGCGACTGCAGGTAGGTGAACTTAACTATCTTAGACAGAACTAGGTTCTTCTCTTCTTCCACTACTGTTGTTGTTCTTCTTCCCATATTAGAACCTAAGAAATCCTCGTTTCACTGTCGTTGTCGTAGTTGTCGTAACATCAATGTTATTCTTGAGTAGGACGTACGTTCTTTCATACACCTGAGAAGATGGTTGATTCATTCTCAGGCGCATCTTAACCTTGCTAGCTACCCTAAGTGGGAAGGGATAAATTCCCTGGCCTAAGTAAGAGTAACGGTTTGGGGCTAGAGATGCAGCTAACTGACTGTCCGTTAGGAACTCGTTAGCCTCAGGAGTAATAGTCTTAGGGAACCGGATGGCATCCCAGTTGTCTACTGTCTTGAACTCTCCCTCTGTGCTGCTGATGGTTGAGATATCCACGACCTCAATGAAGGCTTTCTGGCTGAAGACCACAGGGTTGATGGCCAGGAAGTTAACGTTCTGCTCTTCAGGCAGTGTTATAACCAAGTCTACTATCAGGTCTACTGAGTCATTCTCTAGTGCCCTGTTGTTCAGGTCGGCAACGTCTATCTGGAAGGCTGCTGCTGTTGGAGCATCAGGATCACCAGACGATGCTTCGGCCCCACCACTCTCCGTCTCAGGTAGCTCAGTGACTATAGCCGACTCTGCAGGTCCAGTGATAAGGGGGTTAAGTAACCTGACTAGGTACTCACCTTCCCAGAAGGTGTCAGGGTTGCCGTCTAGCATGGCAAGTCTTGCTTGTGCCTTTGCAGATTCTGATGCGCCGTATTCAAGGAAGTAGTCCTCTGGCCTTGTGGCTCCTGCAGCGGGTGTCCCTGCTGGGCCTCCTGTTGGTGCTCCCCCTGCTTCTTGAGGTGGCGCCAGTATCAGTCCTGGGGCAGTACCCAGTGAGTTAGGCTCTGGTGGTTCCGTGCTGGTGTTAGATCCGGGGGTCACGTCAACTACAGCTTGTATCTGTGTAGGGTCAAGGACGTACTGAATATTAAAGCTACCACCCTCTGGTCGAGCTTGACCTAGGAAGTTATAGTAGTTACCCTCGTAGAACCTGCCCAAGTTACCAGGGGTAGGGTTACGGTTTACCTCTGAGCTATTAGCTCCGGCTGTAGGTGGTCCGACGGGGAAGATCTCTATCTTCGTTCTGGGGTCCGTGCTTAGGTTGTTAGTGGACGCTCGTGCCAAGGACAGCCCAGCACCATTAGATATTAATTCGGCAGGAGGGGAGCCCATAGCGGCTCCTGTGTCAACTCGGTCGAGGTTGAGGAAGTCATCTCCAGCTACTATTACGTCACCTCTAGTGAAGTCGCTTAGGATGTTTAGATCCAGAACAATGCTAGCCAAACCAGCTGCCCTTTTTCTGACCTCGCTGATGACTACTTGGGAGAAGTTAAATGACTTGACATTAGACACAGCTAGGTTTCTCAGCTCTGTGTAGAAGCGAGAGATGTCATTATACATTCCCCTAAGGTTGTCGTTGTATATCTGAGACTTGGGGGTGTCCCCTGTGTCTAGGGTCTGAGGTTTGAACTCAGGCTCAGCCAGGTTAGTGAAGAAGTTCTTGAACAGCGCAGTAGCTTCAGACAAAAGAGTGTTAGCGTCTGAGTCTGGGTCAGATCGTTCGGCTAGCGCCTGTAAGGAGTTCCTCAACTTTATTATTGAGAACTCACTGTCGGTTGCGATTTGGCTTGCGTCTGTCATATTTCTAAATTACTAGGTTGTTTGAGAAGATTCTGATCTGGTTTACTTTCGGAGTAAGGTTAGGGTTAACAGGGCCGTTAAACTTTAGGGTGCCCAATATCTGTATGTACTCAGTCAGCCAGTTGTAGTATACTCTGATCTCCCTACCAGCTGTGTCCTGGTTGAAATAGATCTTCTTACCTGCCTGTATGTACTCCATGTCATTGTCGTTGTTCGACCCCACTGTGAACGCAGGATGTATGAGAGTAGCATAGTTAGTTATGTTTTTTGCGTCCTTGCCAGCTACTACTACCCGGATAGGGTTGTAGGTTATGTCAGTGATAGAGTAGATATTATCATCAGACTTAACACCAACACCAATCACATAGTCAGCAGTAAGCTGACCTATAACAGGGGAGGTTAGAGGGCCAGAGAACACATTGCCTGTGGCAACGGAGTCCCATCTTTGGACCTGTTCTTCTGTAACTGTGATAGGTTCCTTTAAGATGAAGGTGTCCGAGTCGGAGAACGTCTCAACCTGAGCGTAGACACTACTGTCCATCACCTTCAGGAAGTAACCAAACTCTACACCCCTTACTTCTCCGAAGTAAGATAGGTCTATGTCTCCGCTGCCCGTTAGGTCAGGGGCGGTGGATCCGGATTGATTGCCCCATTGACCGCTGACTAGTGTGCCAGTAACACTACCAGCCTGTACAACGTTACCAACACTATCAATGATGGTAGGCAGTATGACTAGCTGGCCACTGACGAGGTCGGCCTGTGGTGTTATGAAGTCCCACTCTGACTCATCCGTCTTCTGGAAGAAACCTGTTAGGTTTATAACTTCGTAGTTTATGAATGGGAATTTGGATACTTCTATATCATTATCGGTACCTACCTCACTGAATATTTCAGGAGAGGAGATAGGCTCACTGCTGAACCTGTTTAGAATGTCAAGGCTATAACTAGATGGATCAACAGCATAGTCTACCGTGTAGATACTATTAGTGTCGAAGTACTCACCAGTTAGGGTTATCTGTATCTTAGGTATCGATCCTGTGATTCTCTCTGAGCTATATGCATCAGATGGTATAGCATCTCCGTTCTTCTTTAGTCGATAGGGGGTGCCGTAATAACCACCCAAGCGGGTGTACGCGATGTTATTGTTAAAGTTGAATGATATGTTCTCATCCTTGACCGCAGGTATGCCATCTATGCTGTCTACAATATTCTTAGGGTGTATAGGTATCTTTCTTCCGTCCCCTATATCAACCTCCCACTCAGTACTAGTCTTGCGAAAGTCTGACTGCCACGGAGTTTCTATCTCCGTATGCTTCTCATCAACTTCGATCTGTAGCTCAGACACTGTTGCCTTAGGCACATACTTTTCGGACTCGTAGTAGGAAGTGGGGTAGTAGAACTGATAGTTAATTTCAACCTCTCTGAGACCTAGTACATATTCATACTTGGTGATATTTACTGTCGTGTCTCCAGGCTGTTGGTTGGCTTGTGCGGATAGGGCAGAGTCGGCCACTCGTGTTGCTTGGGATGGTGCTAGTTCCTTATATGCCATCCCAATCAGTGACGTCACGTCATCGTAGAACTCAAGATTAGGTTGAGTTGTAAGGTCTACATTAAAATCGCTGTACAGTTTTTGCAAGCTATCTATAGCAGCGTCATATGAGTTGATAGTACTTAACAGATATAAAGAGAAATCTGAATCAAAGATAGAGTTACCTATTACTTTAGATGCTCTAAGCTTAAGTATTCTTTGGAAGATATCTGTGTTGACAACAGTAGATTTTGGCAACAGGTATGAGACTTTTTTATAGTTCTCTTGCGTTAGTGTAATCCGGACCTCGTTAGCGAGGACAGGACTAAAGTTAATCTCTTCCCAGTCTAGTGTAGTGGACGGAGAGAAGTCTTTTATAGGGAAGAAGATCTGAGAAGAAGAGCTGGGGCGGTAAGACACGTCCAGTATTTTTACTGGGAACTCAGAGAAAGGAAGGATCTTGATAGTGTTTATCTTCTCAGTGTGTGAGAACTTAAAGTAAACCTCTACGACAGGTCCATCCACGGACACCTGGAAGGAGCCTCCCGTGTTGGTGTTCTTCTGGTATATCTGTGAGACAGGTGCATCAGCTAGTATGATCGTTCCCCAGAAGGAGTCTGGTTTCTGATCCACCATGTTCTCTGGTGGGAAGCTAGCTGACAGTTCACCCTTCAGACCTTGGCTGTATGTCTTTGTGTATATCTTGGTGTTACGCGCTGACCTATTAGTCAGGTGTGTTCTCGTGGTGATGAGTGGCTTGAGCTGCAGCAATCTAACGTCAGGAGTAACAACGGCACTGGGTGCCTTCTTGCTGCTGTTGTTTGACGAGTTGAAATCAATTAGCTTGATCTCGTTGAACTGTGGGTTCTGCTTACGCAGTGAGTAGACCCTCACGTCATTGATTAGCCTCTCGATAGTGGCGCGGGACCTCTGATAGTCATTGTCTAAGGTAACAGTCTGGTCCTTAGTGTTGGTGAACAGAGTGTTTATGGACTGGTACAGGGAGTTGAGGTCAATGAAGACCTCTTCCATATTCTGGTTGTGGTCATCAGAGTCTATCTTACCCCCCGGCTCAGCATAGCGAGGACTAAGAAGAACACTGTTTAGCTTACTCTTTACCCTGTTGTATATTAGGTTGGACTCATCTTGCTTAGAGCGGATACTAGCCAACTCACCCACGGCTACCTTGGCAGCTATGAGTGACTTGATGGCTACCTTCTGTGATTCAGGAAGGACGCTTATTATTTTGTCTAGAAAGTTAACCATTTATATTTAGTCTTATGCATAGGGAGAGTAGGAAGTTACCCCAGTCACCTAGGAAGGTGTTGTATCTAGCGTAGTCAGTATCGCCGTTAAGGGTCCACTGGGTAGCTGAAGAGTCAAACACGTCCACTGTGCTCCATGTTGATCGGTAGTAGTTAAGAGTATTGCACTCCTGTACTGTCAGGTTCTGAGGTACGAAGTAGTTATCCGCTGTCCAGATGTGTACATAATCTAAGGTATCTAAACCAGCTTGAACAGTAGACAGTATGTCTACCTGTGTAAACGTCTCATCAGATGTAGTAGCAGAAAATAGTGTCCTGCTGTTCCAGGAAGACAAGTCACGAAGAATGGTGCCTGCATTAGAGGCTGGAACAAATCCTTCCGGATATAGGTACCTGCCTTCGAATGTAGTAACTTGATCTATCTGTCCTGTGGGTGTGACGCCATCATCTACAGCCGCTGTGTTCAGAGCTAACAGCTGCTTAGTGTTTCTAGATCTACCATCCAAGTACAGGTTACCTGGGTACTCTCCGGAGGATACAAAGAAGTTAGATAACGTAAAGGGTATATCCCGGGAGGTGGCTCTTGGTATACTAACAGAGTAGTCACCGTAAGCGCCATCGCCATACTTACTTAGGATGGTGGGTTTAGTTATAAGCCTAGACAGGTTATCCAGATAGTAACTAAAGACGTTGTTAGGTTGCATGCCTACGAAGTCATAGTTAGGGTTATAGAGTGGACTGACGACATTGTATATGTCATCAACCTCTACCACTGTGGCACCCAGTCTCTTGTCTCCAGGCTCGGGGATAAGGTCACTGTCCTGATCATATAGACCGTAGTACTCTGCGTTACTAACGTTGGTATCCAGGTTATATATGACAGGGGTAGTAGCTAGCTGCTTAATGTTCCATGCCATGGTGTTGTAGTTAACCATAGCGCCAGCTGTGTTAACTGGCTTAGATGCAATACTCCATGCTAGGATGGTTGGGTCGTTGTCATACGTGTTAACGAGGTCTGCGACATAAGCCTCACCAGAGAACGCACCACTTATAAACCCTGCGTCTGAGATAGGCTCATAGTAGTATCTACCACCGGTGTGGCCAAAGGTGTTTACGTAGTCGGCTTCTTGTCCACTGAGTACAGCTGTGGTCCCACCTTCCATAAGTACTGGGATGGCACGGATGCGATTCTCGTAGCAGGTAGAAAGCAGGTGAGCCAACTTGCTGTGGAACTCAGTAGAGTTCTCCTTCCAGTAGATGTAGTCTAGGGGCACCTCTATAGTATTGATGCCCGCGCCCTTAAGTCTGTTCGCGGCAGTCTCTACATCACCTGAGTTATAGTACTTCCAGAAAGCTAATGGATTAACTGTTCCTTCCCAGTCACTGACAGGAACAGTCTCGTATGAATCAAACGGAGGCAAGAACTCAGCACCACGAAGGGTGGTTAACTCATCGCTCATAGGCTCCCAATTAGTGAACTGGCCCGTCTGTGCTACTGCCTTATACATCTCAATGAGTCCAGCTAGTACGTCGTTTTCCTTACCTGGTTGTGTAGTCTGTCGGTAAGGGTTCTGGTAGTATAGTCCATCGTTAGAGTATGTATTAACTAGTGTGTTTACTACACCCTCAGCTACACCAGCCCAGTTACTGTAGTCAAGCTTGATGGCTTCAGCTAGTGGGTAAAGTATCTTGCTGGCTGTGCTAGCCGGGAAGGGACCAATCTCCCCGTAGACAGTGTTAGCTTCGAGCAGTTCACCCTCTGGGGTGATTTGGTTTTTAACCAGCTGCCTTAGCCCATTTTGGAAGAGCTTCTCAAACTTATCTCTGTTGTCCGTTGAGTAGGTCTTGGATCTTATACCGTAGTTGTTCTTCCAGTTGTTGAGGTACCAACCGTAACCGTACAGTGTTAGCGCCATGTCGGGCTCTACAACACCACCTCTTAGGAGGTTGTGGTAAACCGCATCGTATCCAGCCTCAAGCACAGTCTCTATACCAGAGAACATGTAGTTCAGATCGTTGGCACTAGCACCGGCTGGTGACCTAACATCTGTAATAGACTCTCTAGAAACGTTGTATTCACTAACGTAACCGTAAGCCTCTACCATATTGAATAGAGTGTTGCCCAAGTATGAGCCAAGTCTATTGTGCCCTACGAACCAGTGAGTCGTCGTAGGTAGTCCACTAAGTGTGCGTTGCTCGTTAATCGCTATATCAATGTTATTCACGGTAGACTGCACAGTTAGGTCATACGCCTCAGTCCATACAGACTGAGCGTTGACGTCAGTAACTAGCTCACCACTATTAGCTACACATGTTGACATTAAGGCAGGTAATGAGAAGTTGAATGTGGCATCGGCGTTGTGTTCCGTGACCACATCACTAAGGGTACCTACTGTATCAAATGGATCCTCTAAGAGGAACCCACTAAGTAGGTCTTGTGTGTATCCATCGGGTATATTTTGTGGGAAGTATGTCCAGTATATAGGTATGCCTCTCTCAAAGGGGCCACTAACAAGAGTGGACTGCATCAAGTCGTAGGCTAAACCTATGGATGCTTGGGCTCCAGCATCACATGCCCCAGACCATTGGCCTTTTCGGGTACGCATGTTGAGGTAACCGTTCAGTGCCTTGAGTGGGTCATTAAAGTTAAAGATAGAGTACGCCTGATTTGTGGCAACAGTGACATAGCTATCGATGTTCTGGATGTATGGCTTTAGGTAGTGACCATCCGTGTACGTCCCTCCATTAATGAAGTCCTCACCTATCTGGTACAGCCTATCGTAGTACTTATCTTCTAGAGGTGTGTTACCCATCTTGAAGAGGTGCTTGTACAGTCCGTCTATAAGTATGAAGTCGTCAGCAGTAGTGGTCTCAGTCTTATCGAGTACGTTGGTGTACCTGCGTGCTAGCGGTGTAGCATAGTCTATGGTGTTATCTGTGCCAACCTGCAGGGCTAAGGTGTTATCAACAATGTCAACAATGCTATCCTCTAGCAGCTGAGGCAGGTTACCAGTGAGTATAGGGCTGTTAATATTTATGTGCCTGTACTGCTTGACAACACTCTCTGGATCTAGGGACAGGTACGTCTTGACCAACTGGCCTGTGGCCACTGTTTTAACGTCGTAGTACCTGACTTCTTTCCATGGTGTGTACGTTACTGGCTCCTCTAGGGCGCCTGCGTTGTACACTACTTCTCTCTCTTCCCATGAAACGCCAGCCCATGATGTGCTTTTCAAATAAGGCATGACTACTCCAGTAGTTGTGTTTACCTCTATAGTCGCTGGGTCAGTTGAGGATATATCAAAAGTAGGCTGGAACTCATCCCAATCTCCAGAGATGATTGAGACAGGGTTATTGTACGACTCGTACAACCAGCCACCACCTGTGAACGAGCTAGGTATACTTTCGTATATCTTTGCTTCACTGACCAAAGCTGTATGCACGCATGACAAGTCTAGGTTATATGCGCAGCTGGCTTGAGCTGACATGCCCGTGACCGACGGTAGGTCTCTCTTGGTATACTTGATTGAGGGGTATACTCCGGCGGCCATGTACTTACTAGTCTTGGCCTTGATGTCGCTTATGGATAGTACCTCTTGTAGGTCAATGGGCAAGTCAACAGCTACGGCTGCTGCACCTGGGTAGGCTTCACCATCGTAGTTACCAATGTCCCAGTAACGGTAGGACTCTTGGTACAAGTCTTCAATGGGTGTCCCTTCCGGCTCAAGGGATGGGTCCATGTCATGGATAGGGCTTCTTGGCCCATCCGTAAGTTTCAGTCCACCACCCTTGCCTCTGGTATCTAGGATAGATACCTTGTCTGAGCTGAAGAGTTGCTGTATGTTGTAAGCACCTATGATTGCAATAGGAGTGCTAGAGTCGTCTAGCTGAATAGAGTCTATGGCTTGGTCTATTGAATCCCCAATGGTGTGGAAGACAGATCTCTTACGTATGCCTTGGTTGCTCTTGGCGGGCAGTATGTAGATGACAACGTACTTGTCTAGGATCAAAGGGTTCTGACTAAAGTGTCCGTTGACGTTGATCTCTTTGTAGACGTACGACTTCTCAAGGTAGGAGTAGTCCACGGAGAACCCGTCTTGGAGGTAGACACCTGGCTTGGTGTACAGCAGGCCATTGTTTACATCAATGTCTTCTATAGCTGATTCAGATATAGGTACGTCACCGTTGTACAGTGTTATGTTCTGGCCGTCCCAGTAGACGGGGAACCTAGGTAGCTGGTAAACGTTCTCACCTTTCAGAACTGGCTTAACACCATAGAGGTCCTTGAAAGGCTTGCCATACCGAGACGACCAAGATTGGTTATCGAACTCTGGGATGTAGAAGTGGTACAGCTTGTTGTTATACTTCTGGCTGAAGGAACCCTGAGTGATTCTCGGGTACCAAGGGAGGGAGGCGCTCTCAGCGTAGGGCGCCAAGGTACGTATCTTACTATTGCTCTTGTGTCTTACGGCTAGCTTCTTTGCTCTCAGTACAACACCCGACTGGTCTACTCTGTCGTAGGCAGTGAAGCTATCAGGTAGTTCCACGTAGCCAGCTCCAGTAGAGACTATATCCCCTTGGTTAAGGTACAGTGTGTTGTGTACAGTGGCCGCCCTGATAGGTAGGTTCAGCTGGTTGATCTCCTGAACCACATCCTCAACTGACTTTCCAACGAAGTCCACTGACGCGTTGGTGACGACACTAGACACGTAGCGAATAGCTATGACTGTGGCGTTGTCTACGACTTGCACATAGAGTGAGGTGTCCGTAGAGTTCTTAGGGTATAGCACTAAGACTGGCAGTGGCCTGGTCATCTTCTGAAGAAGAGCCTGCCTGCAGAATTCTACATTTTTTAAATTAAAGTTGCCCACTGTATCCTGTTGCTAGTCCGTAAAATGTCAGGTCGTAGTAGTTACTCTCGTTGAGGTCTAGGGAGAAGTAACCGATGTTCGGGGTTTCCTGCGAGTGTTTCTCTCGGAATATAGGTTGGGGGTTAACAATCTCCTTGTAAGATGCTGCCTCCTCCTTGCTATAGATGTCATATGAGTCGTAGTGAACGAAAACTGACTGTCCAGGAAGTGTGTTCTTGCTTGTTAGTAAGATAACTGTGAATATAGAATCAGGTAGGACCTTGCCAGAAGCGTACCCACCAATGTTATCAAGGTAGATATTCTCCCCACTAAGGGCTGAGTAGTACAGGTCATCAGGAGTGTATGTGCTAATAGCTATGTCGTAAGGATATAATTGTTTATCTATGACGTCGCCCTTGGCATTCTTAAGCTTGATGCTATTTTTGATCCTCTGTAAATTTGCGGTGTACCTGTCTACGACTTCTCCTGTAGAGTCCTCATAAATCTGACCGGTGTAGTGAGGGAAAGTACCTAGAGACTTAACAGCTCTGTCTCCTCTGCCTACTAGGTAGTAGTAGTAAGCCTTATCATACGTGTTAGTTTCCTGATCTGTAATCTGGATAGTAGATATCTCAACGTCAGAAGACAGAACCTGACCTGATATAGTCAGGTCGTATCTACCAGAGTAGATGGGTGTGTTGGTTCCCAGGTAGCCGGTGACAACAGAAGGGTCTGTTATCTGAGCGCCACCAATGTCATACCTGCCATTGCGATAGGTCACGAGGTTGTTGACGTTACTATCTGAGAGGTCGATGCTAGCTATGCTAGACGAGACTGTGTATGTTGGGCTACTGACTCTGGCTATGTTGATACCAGCCTCAGGCACCTGGTTACCTAACCTAATGGGCGAGGTGGTGGAACCGAATGCTGTGTCCACAGATGCTGTGTTGTACAGCATGTTGTAGCTGTTCACTTCACGGAAGGGCTTATCATCGTAGGCCACTATGCCACCCAGCCTAGGTAGTGTGTCATAGCTGTTGTGCATGGCCAGACCAAAGTAGTAGTCCTCTCCTGTGTTACCCGGGCCTAGGTGGATGTATCCGTAGCCATATGTCGAGTAGGTCTGCACGCCTGTGAATGCAACGTTGCCCAGTGTCGCTGTTTGGAAGCGACCGCTCTTAGCATGATCACCATGTAGGTTTCTAATTATACTTGCTTCGCCAGTGGATGGTATGGGCAGGATCCAGTTGAACATGTTGCAGTCAGCGCCTCCACCGAAGTGGAACTCTGACTTCAGGTCGTTCCTGTAGTTCAGTCCGAAATCTACACCAGTACTGGCATGAGGCGTGTTAACCATACCTGATTCATTGGCTAACCATATAGTCGCTGTTGAGGTGTCTCCAAAAGTAAGGTAACCCGGATCCATATCATAGAGGACGTTAACAAAGGACCAACCAGACAGACTAACCGGTTGACCTTGCTCCGTAATGGCTATAGAGTTGGTCTTGCTATCGTACTTATTGGCTGTGATGTACTGATCACTACTTACCGTCAGTTCGAATCTAGATCCAGTAAGGTTACTACTGTCTTCGTATAAGGTAAGAAATACCCCAGTGGTTCTTGGGTACAACCAGCCTGCTGCACGTATATGTCCCTGAGCTAAGTTAGTCTCTGCATCATCTAGGTACTGTTGTCCAGTATTATTCTGTAGCTTCTCGTAAGAGCTACTATAAGGGGCGACGCCATAAGACCCACTGTGGAATCTAGTTGAGTATAGCTCTTGGCCATCGTAAGGAGAAAGTATGTCCTTACTCACTGTGCCGTGGTAGATAAGGTGGTTCTTAAGGTAACCCCTATCCCACTCTGTGTGGTTTGGGGATGAGAAGTTGTAGCAACTACCTATGAGCCTGTCTTCTGGAACAGCGCCTGTAATAAGGTGGTTATCCACTATGTTATTTGGTAGGTACAAGCTGTCTGGTACCATGTAGGGGACGTAGGCTCTGGCACCCTTTAGTGCTAGGTCCGTCTCCACATCTGCGGATGGTGGTCTTTGAATGTGTAGGGCGTCTATCTCGCACTGCATACCTGATGCGAATGTAGCCTGAACAGCTCCCGTTAAGTCAACGTATGTTACCCAAGGATAAGCTCTATCGCGGTAGTCTACCTTGTCCCTCCATCCAGACATCATATCAATAGACGCAGTTGGGTGCCCATCGATAGTTAGGTATGACCTGTTGGTGGATGCGAAGTTCCAGGACTGACCGTCACCACTGCTAGTTGAGTGAGTCCACCCACTGTATGAGTCGGCATTGTGCAGGAACCCAACACTGGTCCACCTACCTAGAGGCAGAGGGACATGGGATGTCATGGTCTCTTGACCTAGTTCTTCGAAGAGTGGCTGCGATGACTCATTCAAGGACCATGCGTTACTTATCATATCCATGGCTGCAGTTATGTAGCCTGATGAATCTATAGAAATGTCTAAACCCCTACCGTTATCCCCAGTTAGATTTAGTAACGTGCCTTGCGCTTGAGGATACGAGTAGAGGTAAATAGACGAGTTGAATACTGTTGCTGCTTTACCAGGTGGAGGAGCAGAAGGAGTCTCAGCGTTAGCCACACCTGATTGATGTGTGTAGCCTTCTAAGCCCTTAGCTGTAAGATAGCTAGAGTCGCATGCAGAGACAGTTAGATTGTCTATATTGAACTGATAGTCTTGCGCAGGGTGTCCAGATGGTACATTAAACCTGACAAGGAATTCAAAGTCATTTGCGTTGGTTACTGGGAAGCCCACGGTGCGGTAAGTTCTGAAGAACTCTCCTGGTAGTGCGAACGGTGTCACGCTACTACCTACTAGGGTTACTTCTATTCCAGTGCCTTGTACTATCTCAAGATCAAAGGTGACCTTCAAGTCACCAGTAGCTATGCCAGAAGGTATGACTGCTTCGATACCAACAGTGCCATCGTGGCTGAGGCCGTTGTCTAGTATGTGTACCGACTGCAGGTATTCTTCATTAGGTGAAGATGTTCTTCCTAGGTAGCTATTGATCTTGCTGACTCTAGCCTGAGTCTCAGGACGGTAGACGGACTGCTTACTTAGCTCTATGTTATGTGAGCCTGTATACGTAGCAGCCAGCTGCAGGTCTTTGGCTATCTCGCCTTCAGATTGACCTGTATAGTAGTTTGAATCCCCAGAGGTTAGGTACCTGAATCCCTCTGAGAAGAGAGGGTTGGGGAAGAAGTTGAAAGTGGGTTGACCACCGAAAGCTTGGAAGGCTTCACTACCCGCTACTCCTGATCGACTGACATCAACAAAGTTCTTGAAGCTTGCGCCGAAAGGACCTCTCAGGTTAACCTCTCCAGTGCCCACAACATTCACATCTATACTAGCTGACTCATCTGCTATGGCAGTGGAGGCATACCTACCTGTTACAGTAGGCGTATTGAATAGGAGTGAGGACCAGAGCTGTGGCGTAGGGTCGTCTGTTAAGAAGGTGCCTGTCTGCACATAGATCTTAGCCTGTACGTAGTCCCCAACTTGCTTCCAGTCTGGTAGCATGTCAATATGGAGGTTCGCTTTGTTGGCAAAGATCTCAATAGACTCGACAGCAGGCGGGAGAGAGTCACCGTTGTATGATCTTTGATCTATCTTAAACCGTATGGGGTTGGAGAGGTAGTCTGTTCCGCCCGCAGTTCGTGGGTAAGATACAACCGGGAAGTTGGATAGGTCTAGGCTGTCTACTGTACCTGTACTTAGGGTAACCGAGTTTTGAATCTCCCACCCGGCTACGCCAGATGACTGTGCAGTTACAATTGTCTCTCCTCCTTGGAAAGGAACGGAGACAACATTAGCATATAGGTATGAGTTTAGGTTGACACCAGGATCAAATGGTGCGGAGTACATGGTACTCGTACTAGTAGTGTACAGCTGTTCTGCACCATTTAGCTGGTGGATAGACATCTCACCTGTGACTACCTTTATGTTGTCCCATGTTGAGCGACCTACTGTCGCGTCTACATCAGACATGATACCATTACCTACAGAGTAGAAGGCCTCAGAGGAGGGTGCACCGAAGGCGGCAAAGGCTGGGATAGGGGGCGTGTCTATTTCAGTATCAAACTTGTTGTAGCCCGCAACTGATCTTCCATCCTCAGTAGCAATGAAAAGGTCAAAGCCCCGGAAGCCAACTCTCACCTTTTTAGGTGAGTACATGTTTATGGGTATGGCTATCTCAGGGTGGTTGAGAGATCTAACGCCATAAGGTGATATCTCTATATAGTCCCAGCGAGTACCATCACAGAAGAGCAAGCCATGGTTAACGAACCCAGTAAGAGGAGGTAGCCCACTTAGGCTATTACCCGTTGCTGAGAACCCAAGAAGAGGAAGCTGACCTGAGTAGAGGATGTCAGAAGAGACATCAAACTCAAAGGTGGTCGCTTGAGACCCAGCGTCTTGGGCGTCAGAGAGGAGAGGATTAGGTCCTCCCTCTGTAAGTGCTAAGACGAAGTCACCTCTACCAGAGTATCCGTATCCAGTAAGGAATGTAGGGTAAGGCGTATTGAATTGCCAGGCTGTGGTGTTCGGCTCAACACCCCAGGTACCTACCACAGTGTTTGTAAGGGGTGGTATCTGACCCGTGAATAAATCGAAGGTAGTGCCAATCGTAGCCTCTGAGTACAGGCTGTCACTAATAGTCCAACTTATATCCGTGTTCCATGTGCTTATGTAGCTGGAGGTACCCGTCTTCAAAGACTTCAGTGTTACGTACCCGCCTATCACACCTTGAAGGGATGGGCTATCAAAAACAGCCCCTACTGAGCTATCGAATTCCTCTATGGAGTAGTTGCCTTTTTCAGGATAGAATGTCATATTGTAATCTCAGACCACTCAGATAGCTGAGACTCATCATCGAATAACCCCTTAAACTTTAAGGCGTATCCGTATGACTGCCTCGGCAGCACATCATAATCAACGAAGTTAGACCAATCATGTCTAGACCAGTCTTTCCATACTGTTGCATTAGCAGGAGAGCCTACGTACTTTAAAACTTGGTACTGCACAACAGCATCAATCTCTACATTATTAGCGGACTGCTTTAATATACCCACACTAACTCTTTTGGGTTTGTCACCTTTGGTCACAATAGGTGGCTTAGGTTCAGTATTGAATACAGTCTGGAACTCCAAGCTAGAGTTGTTACCTATCGTATCAGATAACTGAATTAGTACTGAGAAGGGATCAGTGGAGTTTGGGTCCTGGTATAGTATAACTGTCTGCATCTCACCAGGGCAGAAGGTAATGTTCTGGGTGACGCCAGAGGCGACACTACAGCTAATGTCACAGGCGCAATCCACTTCACCATTATACTCGAATGTAACGCCAAGACTACCCTCTACATACGTTAGGTTTACGGGGGAGGGAATAATACCCTTGTTCCATACGAATGTAGTTACAGCCGTCTGTGCTGGGTAGCTAACATTGTAAGACAGGGGAACCTGGCCTTGCATCTCTAGTACGAACTCTATAGTGGCTGCACTCAAGTACTCAGCTATTACAGAACCAACATCAAAGACTAACTGACCGTGCCACGTAGCGCAGTTTGTGTTGATGGGTATCTCTGGGTTCTTGTAGTGTCCTTGGGCGAAGGGAGCTGAGACGCTATTAGTGGAGTAAGACACGTCTCCGTCTACAGCCGTAATCTTCAGAGTGGGCGAGAAGAGGAAGGCACCAACTAGTGAGATATTAAAAATTACTAGAGAGGTGTTGTAAACGTCCTGACACACTTGGTTTATAACAACAGTTTCCGGCACGGCATTAAGCCACCGGTCTGATGTCACACACGGATGCATGTTTATTTCAGAAGGATCTGAGAAGTTCTCGTCTCTTATTTTTGTCATGGTGTGTAGATGCTTGTGAGCACAGGTAACTTGAATGGGTTTACGACGTTGTTAATGCTGGAAACAACTGAGTAGTAGTCACCGTCTGCTAGCGCTACTCCGCTCCACACTCCAATGCCATCATTACTAGTCATCGTCAAGTTAGGTGTATACGTGGGTGGTACTTGGCCAGACGCCTTGCCGTGAAGTATGAGACCATAGGTCTCAGATCCGTAAGGCAAGTAGGCCGTGACAGTAGTGGCAGTTGCAGCCCCACTTGCTGTTCTCAGGGAAAACTCAGATGAGATGTACAGCTTACCATATTCTGCCGTACTCGTAGACGTAGCAGATAGTTTGACAGCCACATTAGTTGCTGAGGGTATAGTTGCATTAGCAATACCCACTGTATGTGTGTGTGGGTAGACTTCTGCCTCATTAATAGTGTACCTAGAGGAACTAGAGAAAACACTTTGAGAAGATATGAAGCTAAATTCACCACTAAGTTTAGGTACATTAAGAGTCTCCTCTTCCTCATCGTAAGTTAAGAAGATCTCCTCGAACCCCCCTCCTCCAGAGGGAACGAACACAGACATGGAGTATGGTGTTTGTTCAGCTCCATCCGTCTGTAATACAGATGAGAAGTTGGAAGCAGATGTCTCTGCAGTTAGTAGAACGTACTTAGTCCTGTTATTAGATAGGTCTAGAGTAACAGGTTCATTGGACATACCCCCATGATTACATATGGTAGAAGGTATAGCCTCAGAGATAGTTACCTTAGAGCTTTGGTACACACCATTGTTAACCCCCTCTATGTTGGAGACTAAGATAGACTTGATACCAATGACCATGTCATTCATGTCACGTATGATGCAAGTGACTACTAGCTCACCTAAGTTGTACAGGGATGAGAGGGTGGAGGTACCACATGTGAGTGGCAGTGTTGTGGACACCTCAAGCAGAGACGTACTCCCCACAGTCACGTTGTGGTTGCCATCCTGCACAGTAATGGTTGCTCTGGCTTGCATAGCCGTAGGCGGTGCGAAGACACAAGAGATAACTATTGGCTCACCTATAGTCACGACCTCACTAGCTACCAGGACATCCATGAATGCGGATGTCTCCAGGCTGGACGTATTAATCTGATTCACTGTCGCTTTACCAACAACCCTGTCCCCAATGAGTCTGGATGATAGGGACCCAGGTATACTGCCTTCGCTGGAGGCGTTGACCTGGTTAAAGTTTACATTAGACGTCAGCTGAGGTGTACCTATGTTGTTGTTAGGCTCGCCAGGTATAGCAGGTGATGTGGATATTGAGACAAAGTTAATATTGGGGTTCAGTGTTTCACCTGGTTCAGCATTACTAGGTCTGTTAAATGTTAGTGCCACATTCGTGTTATAGCTAGTATTGTTAGTTACAGGTGTTGTATTTTCTATTTGAATTCCAAGCAGACCTGGGTCTACAGGTGTTGTAGGGTCAGGGTGTGGTGTATAGTACACCCATGGGATTCGCTCATTAACTAGGGGAGGAGGTACGATAGGTTTAGTACCAGTAGGCTCTCCAGAAGTACCAGGAAGGCCGCCACCTGTTCCAGGTGGCAAAGCACCAGGCACTTTAGGGTTGCCTCCGGTTGTTGGTCCTCCTGGTCTTCTTACGGGTGGCGGAGCCCCAGGCACTTTAGGGTTGCCTCCGGTTGTTGGTCTTCCTGGTCCTCCTGTAGTAGGTCTTCCAGGGTTTGTTCCTCCTGGAGCTGGGGCTCCAGGGGCGCCACCACCAGGATTAGAGGGGCCACTTGGTTGTCCCGGCGCTGGTCCTGATGGAATACCTGGCCCAGGTCCACTAGGTCCACTAGGGCCTCCTCCTCCAGTACCAGGTTGACCAGTAGTCTGCCCCGTAGGTTCACCGGTGGTTCCGCCACTACCAGGCGGTTCTCCTGTGTTTACTTGTCCTGTGTTAAAACAATCGTAGTTAAATATGGTCAGCTGAACTAGGTACGAGTGTTGTTCATCAAAGCTCTCTGCTAATATACCTTGTATGCCCCCATAGTTCCACGCGAATGTTGCAGGGTACGGAGGTTGAGTAACAACGATGGGGAAGTCTGTGTGGCGGGGATGCTGATGGTTAGGGTACATCACAGTCCACTCAGTGTCGCAGACATTACGGTACGCTGTAGATAGCTGCGCCAAATACCATGTACCAGTACACGTCACACTGTAGTGTACAAGTAACGTATCCTCCTGAGGGAGGATCTCTAGACCGTTTATGTTTATGCAGTTAGACATTAGAATTCAAGTGATAAGGGGCTATAGGTGTTCGTTTTTTGGCCTAGTGAGTTCTGAGCTGTCAGTAGGAAGCTCTTCTGTAGAGTGCCAAGTGTGCCAGGATCAGCCACGGTTACGTTTAAGCTAATTGAGAAGTCATAGCCTAGTACTATGCTGTTGGTGTAGCCGGGGAATAGCTTGTCATGGTACAGCATTATCTTGTAGGGGTCTACCTGACTAACGAATACGTAGCTGGCAATGTACTCTACTTTGACGGATGGGGCTCTACCCTTCACAGTTACTAAGGCGTTGTCATAGTCTACAAAGAACTGATGAGTGCTTAGTATGTTTATCTCGTTCTCAGTATACCTCATGCCATCTACGATAACACTAACTGAACTTACCTTGGCTGGGTACTTAAGCTTGACCTGTGAGGAGTTCTCCCCCAGAGCAGGCTCATGTATCTCAATAGTAGCCGATGACGCGTACGTCTTTACTTGGCTTCCCTGGTTGTCTAGTATAGTTACATTACCATATGACTCAAGAGAAACAGGATACTCCGTCTTGATGACGGAGATGCGATCCCCAATAGTAGATGTTAGACTAGGGGTAGGGAGAGGTCCCCTGTATATGCCTGCATTCCTATCGGGTGGTATCCAGGTTAAGGACACCACTCCAGAGTTATCTGTCTGGGTGTTTATGGAAGCCCCTAGCTGTTGCTTGAGGCCGTAAAGCCTCTTAGATAATGTGCCAGGGTACCTTAGGTTATAGTCCGATAGGGTGACGTGTACGCCCGCTATAGCAAACGGGTTATTGTCTGTGTCCCTCACTCGGATACTGAAGCCTACTCCATTCTTGTCCCCCACGAATGTGGATGGGATAGATGGTATTACATACAGTTTGCCGGCTGTTGGGTAGTTACTAACTGGAGAAACTATCTCGGGCTTATCCTCTGGGACAAGGTTGAATAGGCCTAATGGCCTCTTCCTTAGCTTGTCCTTTCCCTTGCTCCTAGCCCAAGGCATTACGTTCTTGCGACCGAGTGGCCAGCGCCACTCATGTAGTGTAGTGACAGTAGGTGTGTACGGGCCGTTGTACATAGCCGCTGGGACCTCAGGGATATAGAGGAAACCATCTGTCATTAGGTTTGTTACGGGAGACATAGACAACTTGGTATCAATGAAGTGTTCGTCCTCTCCAACCTCATACTCCACAGTCATCTCACTGAAGAAGGTCTTACGGTGGTATAGTGTTGCATTGTCTGTGCTCTCATACTGTATGGCATCAAGTTTTAGGTCACCTGTGAATGCTGGGCTATAGTTGTGCTTGAGCTTAACAGTCATGAGGTAAGACCTAGTAGGTGGTGTGTAACCCGTTAGCCATGTACAGGCGTGGGGTTTTTGAGGGACAGTTATACCGAAGTCTTGGTCTGTAGTATTGAAGCCAATAACGTACCTGTGCCATGACTCAGTAGCAGCTATTGAACCTGTCTCGACGACACCGAGGACGTTGTGCGAGGCGTCGTAGTACTCTATCTCCCAGGAGATATCACCCTTACCATCACTTCGTGCATGGAATGAAAGGTTGTGGCTGTCACCTGTATTAACCTGCAGCGATGTCTTTAGGTATCCTTGATCAGCTATGTGCGCTACTTTGCTACCCGCAACTGTGAAGTGAGGCTTTTCCCCGTCATGTATAGTGCAGAGACTAGAATCCCAAAAGGTTGGGAGACTACCTGTAGTAAGGTAATCGAACTGAGAGTTCAATACCTTGTTTGTATTGTTAGCTAGGATAATCTCTGACGTATTAGAGTCAGGGTCGAAAGAGAGTGCAAACTCTCTATTAGATACAGCATCACTATCCGTTGGGTAGGACATATCATCCGTAATGACGACTGGACCCACATTGACATAGTATTCCGGAAGGAGGTACCTAGTGTGGCCCTCATTTATCTTAAGCCTATAGAGTACGGTGTTATGGACAAAGCTGTCCCCATTCCAGTTGGCTATTGATCCGCTGATCTCCACTTCTTCGTTACCTGTGAATATAGGTAGGTTCTTATGGTATATAACAAGTTGATCTTTGATCAAGTCATAGTACTCTGCAGCCACGACGCCTCCGGCTACCCTCACCTCTATTGGTTTGTTGTGCACAATAGCCGCAGGTAGGTACAGTGTAGTCGCCGACAGTTCACCTATGGTCATCGTTTCTTTTCTTGAGTATAGGTAGAACTCTCTATCGTTAGAGTAGAAGTAGCCACGTTTCAGCTTGGGGTACCATAGGTCTAGACTCTTGAAGAGTACGTTAGAGAAGGGGTCAACGCCACACTGCTTGGCTAGGCCAAGGTCCAGTGGGTTACTAAATACGTCCTGGCCAAAGAAACCAGACGAGGATACCTTCTCATTAGATCCAGCAGCTGTACCAGATTGGTTACGGTTACTTCTAAGTATGTCTGTGGCTATATGTGATGTGTCCGTGTAGCTTGGTATCCATTCCTGAGCTGCTACTGAGTTGAAGGCAAAACTAGGAACCATCCCTAGGACAGGGGAGACAGGCAATAGATTGAGGTCAATAGCAAAGCCGTTTCTATTTGCTCTGATCTTAATGGGTGCTATGAACTTAGGGTCTTGGCTTATAGAGTTAGCGTCGAAACCTATTGACTTCCATGCCGTTAGGTTGGTGAACACCTGTCTAGGTTCAGCTTCAGGGCCGAAGAAAAAGGCGTTGTCCTCTACAGCTATGAAGTCATCTGGATCGCCTACGACCCAGTCGTTGTAATTCGATACTATGGCACCAGGCTGGTCAACGTTGTTAGAGAACAGCGTCAAGCACCTGCCTGATGTGTTCCATGCCACGTTACCTACTAGGTGTATTACGCCAGTGTCATTAAGGCCACCTCCGTAGTCGTTAGCAGACTCAGCCCAGATGCAGGACTTAGACTTTCCTACCTGCGTGCTAATGGCACCGTTCTGGAATATAGTGTTATGTATTATAGCTGAGGACTTACACAGACGGGACACGATACCGTAGTCACCATTGATGACAACGTTCTGTAGTGCTTGTGCCTCTGCCGACTGCTCGAACATGATACCAACGTTACGGTTGTTGTTTGCTATGCAGTTACGTACAAGAGGGAAGTGACTGTTTAGTCCAGCCCGTATACCAATAGCAAAGTACTGAGCTCTGAGTCCCTTGATCGTCACATTAGGATTACCAGAGCCTATATCTATGCCAACAACCTGAGAAGGGTCTGAGTAGTTAAAGTCAACTATGGGGAAGAAATCACCGGCCGCCTTTATGTTGAGGCGGTAGGGGGTACCAAACAGTGGGAGCAGGGCTCCAGTAGGTATCGTAAACCCAGCATAGTTACCCCTGCCTAGTAAGACCTCAATGTCCCTAGATATAACTGGGTCAGTAGACAGCTCGGCAGTGATGTTATTCATCACTTGTTGGATGCTAGACGTTGGTCCGCTAGGACTTAGTGAGTAGACGTATGTTACCATTATTTCTGTCCGGAGAAGATAACAACTTTGTTGTTGTTCTGCGTGGGCCCTATGTTGGAGTCTAAGGAGTCAGCATAGTTTGTATAGCTGGTCGTGAGGTACAGGTCAGGCTGAAGGTCATTCGTGTGAGCTACACCAGGCTGGAACAGAGGAGAACTAAGACCATAGTTCGCGAGGTACTCACCATTGAAACCAATGTAGTTTCTGCCCCATGCTACGGTAGGGTCTATCCTTTCGTCCTTGCCACTAACTAAAGATAGGATCTTAGTCACAGGTGGATCGAATAGAGTGGGTATAGATTCCATACCTAGTGACTTGCTGTCAGCCGCATCCCATCTATCTCTATCCGTTTCTACATGCCCCCAGAACACCTTAGTGCTCCTCTTGAGTTCATTGACGAACTCATAGTACTCAGTCTCCTTAAGTGTGTTGTCTTCAGTAAGGAAGTAATCCTTGTACCCAATGTCCGTCATCTTCTTTAGGTAGACGGGGGACCAGCCAATATCTATCGCATTAGTGTCAGGCAGAGTAGCAGCTGTAAGGTATAGACCTAGGGATTGTTCATTGCCCGAAAGGAGAGAAGAAATTTGAGCGGTGAGTATCGATTCTCCAGACGGGTCTTTTATTTGGTTTATGTAATTAATCACAGACTCAAGAGTGGGGTAACTCTTAAAGAGTATTTCCTCAACGTATTGGTATGTGACATTTACGAAGGTAGACCTCTTACAGTTTATCTTAGCTCTGTACGTTATCCGTGAGCTGTCTTGGGATAGCTGTAGTGAGATATCCTTTAACTTTATATCTGCACTTACATCAGACCGTACTGAGTAAGGCAAGTCCTTAGGTAGGTTAGATAACTCTATAGTTCTATGAACAGGGTCGACTAGGAGTCTCTCCGTCTTAGTGAACATGCCATTAAACAATCTAAAGGAGTAAGGTGTCACCTCTATATCAAAGTCAGTTGCCTTTGATGTGTTGTACTGGTTTTTATTAATGCTAAGCTTAATGCCGTCGGGCACCTTCTTGAGGTTCAACTCTCTAGTGGAGCCATTGACTATACCAACGAAGTCAGGGCTGCTCCTGAACGCGTAGGCATCCTTGATCCGCTGCGAGTAATCGTAGTTGCTCTCGTCCTCTAACCTTACTACATCAGCTATGAGTCCATGCTCATCAAAGACATTCCAGAGAGCAGAGGTGTTCTGCTCATACAACTTGTTCGTAAGCGTGACATAACGAATACTGGAACTGGTACCAGAAGTGTCTATAGCTTTTAGACTAAGAGTTCTAGTTGGTGAGTTAATGCTAAGGGTGAGCTTCCATGTGGTCCTGGAAGGGTACTCAAGACCGGGGAAGGCCACCATATCATCTACTAGGACAGTCATAGAGCTAGACTTGGTACCTAGTATGGTTTTGTTAGTGGACGTGTCCTCATTAATAACATCAGTCACAGTAAAGAGGCTATCGATGATAGTACCAACGTAGTCAAACCTACTTGGTAGTCCTCCAGATCCTAGCTGCCCATTAGGGCTAATAGGTATAGCTCTCCATAGATACTTCTTGAAATTATCTGAGGTAGACGTGGTGAAGTCACTTAGGTCTATAGCTGCTGTGACAGTATTGTCCAGGTTATCATTTAGGTTACCAAGGTCCGCTTGGTATGGCCCTAACGTCTTAAGGTGAGGGTTAAGTAGAGTCTCATCAGACTCGAACATGGCTGTGATGTCATGCCACCCAAGGTCAGGGGTAACTTGAATCATGTACCCAGTAGGTACAATGTAATCCAGGAAGGCATTCTTCTTCATCAAGGCATCCACATGGATGTCATCTACAGTAAGGTAACTACCACTAACGTCACTGTGGACGTGCAGATCAAATGAGGTGGGTGTAGCAGCAGGAAAGTTGTTAGCTAGGAACTGATACTTAACTGTTGTGTAGCCAGTAGCAGACACGGAGTAACCTTCATCAGGCTCCGTCGTATCCCAGTAACCACTGAATGGGTTGTAGTACGCAACAATACTACCAGCAGACCACCCTCGCATAACTGGGTGTATCCTGCCACTCTCCCCGTAGTTGAGCTTAGCACGCATGTAAACCTGGTGAGTATTAGAGAGCACAATAGGGCCCTCTTCTCCAGTTGACATAGCTGTGGAAATCATGCCAGGGAACTGACTGCCGCTTCTACAGTAAAGACCTACAGCATCGTTACCTGCTATGGGGTGTGCGTAAAAGTCTTCCGTGACTCCTGGTATAGCTCCACTAGTTACCTGGACACCAGACATTCCGATATAGAATGTGCTGCTACCTGTTATAGTCCACCCATCATACGTCATACTATTAGATGTTAGGCCACTAGTTATATAGTTGACACCTGTTGGATTGGGTACGGAGAAGTCTGTAAGATAGGAGTTCAACTCAAAGGAGCCACTCACTGTAGCCTCTTGAAGTAGATAGACAGATTTTACTGCTACCTCTTCCCACCTGAAGTCTCTGTCGTTGACTCCTCGGATAGGAAGGTTGGTTTGATAGTCGTACTGTGAAACCTCTGGAAATCCCAGAGCCTCACAGACATAGAATCTGTCATCAGAAGTCATATCTAGTTATTCTTGTTTACGGATAGTCTTAGGTAGTTTTGTTGTGCACCTGCTAGGAGTCCAGGGCTTATATCAATACCTATTAGTGAACTATCTAAGAAGAAGATAGAAGCTTCTGCGTCACCCACAGCATTGGGCACACTCTTTGCACCTAGAGACACGTGAGTAAAGGACCCAGATATACCATGAGGGTTTCTACTGTCTTGGCCAAAGAAACTGTACATAGGCGTATGAGTTTGATTCCAATCAGGTGTAGCAGATGCGCGGGAACCTAAGAATAGGTTAGCCGAGATGTTACCAATGTCTAGGTCTGTCCCAAGATCATGGTGGAAGTATACCTGTAGGTAGTCCGTCGAGTCACTCGTAAAGCCGGGCACACAACGACCAGAGACCTCTGATACGTTTTCGTCATTGAAGATAGGTATCCAAGCTGAGTCATAATGTCCATTCGGTCTGTATGATACAGTATCTAGGATAGTCCATGTGGCCCCATTGGTGGATGCCACGACCTCGCCGACCGGTGTCTGGTTCTTCATACGTATGGAAGTTGGTCTTGCCTTAAAGATAGGTGGGTTCTCAGGGTCAGTGCCATTAGCATCCGCATAGATGTAAGCGACACCTGTTACAGGTGAGCCACCTAAGCCTGAGACTGAACTGTTGAGAGCAGCAGTCAGTGAGTATGATGAGGAGTTAGACTTCATTACTCGGACTGAGTCCTCGAATGACAGAGCTAAAGGCTCTGTAGTTGACGCGTTGATAGAGAAAGTGGGTCCTGCTCCACCAGCAGCACTTACTGTGTTGTACCGAACAGAGCCCGGGTTGTACAGTATGTAGTTGTTATTCGTTTGAGGGGGGTTGGAGATGGCTTCCGGAAGGAAGACATTAAGTCTCGTTAGTGTATTAACCGTACCCGTCTCTTCCACTGTGTGTCCGTAGATAGGCGAGTTGAATCCCTGTGCCTGGCCGTCTAGCATCTTGATCCACATAGATCCTGGCTCCATCATACCAGGTGACCAGTAACCTGACTCATAGCCATACTCACTGTAGGTGCCGCTGACCATAGAGACATTCATTAGTAGTTGGAGTATATGTGGGTGAGCGCCGGAACTAGACGCCGTAGCATTCAGTGACCCTGTGATAGCAAAGATATCACCAACCAGGCTGTCTGGGCCTAGTGACATCCAGGGTCTATAGGTTACATTCTTAGGGTCGGCGTAGGATGTGTTCATCGGAGCAGAGACAACACTGTTAGCATGTCTAGCTTTAATACTTGTATTGTACGTCCAAGCTATCTCAGAGCAATCTAAACCATCAACCAGAGATTGGCCTCCTCCACCTTGACCTGCCGCGTTATTAGCTATGAGGTCCTTGTCTAGGTGTAGGTTCTCTTGTACGGTTAATTGACTAGTTATGGTCGGGCCCTGTAGGTGAGAGATGCCTTCTACAAACAGCTCGTCTCGGATAGTCCAGTCACCTATGACAGTAGATGTGCTTCCTGTGCTGTTGATAATTGTGATGTTACCTATGGCTTTAACGTTTCCCATAAAGGAGGCGTCACCATGTACTCGCAGCATTGAGCCTGTGTAGTAGGCCCCTGTAAGGTCACCAGCGAACACGACACCTGAGTAGCCAGCCCATTCTGGGCCACCTAGTGAGAGAGGACCAGCTCCTGATGCCACACCCTTCCACCAGATCGAGTCTCCGGTCTTAGTTCCTAGATTGATCTCTGATACCTTTGATCCATCTGATTGCGTTACAGTGAAGCTCTCGCCGTCTACGATGATGTTATCAGCCTCTCGTCCAATCTGGATGGTGTATCCGGTACCTCTCAGTATCTGTAGGGTAGGGTCATCACTAGAGGCTATGGTTATGTTCTGGTCCAGGTGAGGTAAGTGAACACCATTATTCAGCACGCCGTCGGCCGTAAAGCCTGTGGGGTTATTGAACGTAGCTATCTTGAGGTTCTTGATGCCTGGGTAGTCAGTATCGTTGTCTGGTCCTAACTGCCCTTGAAGCTCCATAACAGAGTTCTGCAGATTATTAACACTCCAAGATAGGTCACAATCTGGTACAGCCACATAGCTGACCGTGAAGGCTGCAGTTGGTAGGACAGAGAATACGATATAACTTTGAGAAGCGTTGGTAAACGAGGAGTCTATAGTGCCGTCGGATGCAGATATCGTAGATGGTGTCCCGTCTGAGTTGACCATAGGCCTGTGGTGCAGGTATAGTCGACTACCAATGAGGTCAGCAACCTCTCTGGACTCTATGACAGATTTAGATCCGTCGGCATCAGAAAGATGCTGGACGTACACATCAAACCGGTTAGGGTACCCGATAGTTCTGCCGGCTGTACTATATGAGTTGGGGGACACTACCTTTGTAGCGTTCTCCCCAGTGGGTGCGTGATCAGAGAATATAGGGTATGTCATGTTAGATAACTGATATATTAGCTTCAGGGTAAGACTCTACAAGGTACAGTCTATTTTTTGAATTATTAAAGTAGTAATAATCGAAGTGCAACTTGTAGTAACAGCTTATGTTATTTGTAGTAGTGATGATCATATAAGTGGGCTCGATATCTGAGAAAGATATAGAGAACACCTTTTCATCTATTTGTGATTCTATGCTAAACGTCTTATCAAAATTTAGATCAAGGTCAAAGTCTATCACTGACTCTAGGTAGTCCTCACCATTAGGTGGGGTCCTAGGGTCGATTATCTTAACCACATAGTTAGTTTCACCATTGGACGTCTCTTTGCAGACGACGTACAGGATGTCATTTCTTACGGCTGCCACTACAGGCAGTATAGTTACACTAGAGTCATCTCTTGTGCCATATCTTAGTTCCTCATAGAACCTTAGATCTTTAATGTTATACCTACCAAAGATGTCCCAGTTGGACGGGGCTATAGATCTTTCTGCTACTTGACCGTTTAGTACTGAGAACTCGGTACGAGTTACTTCACCTAGTTGGTCAACCTTCCTGCCGAATGCGGCACTGGAGTAGGGCTCTATATCCCTTATAGGTGCTGAGGTTCTTTCTATTCTCGTAGGCCTGCTAACGTTAATGAATCTATCTTCTTCAGATATAGGGTGCACGACTATCTTTCTTGTATTAATTTCGTTGGAGTGAGAGTAGACTAGGTTGAAGATAGAACTAGCAGGCTCATAAGGCAGCGTGTCAAGCAGTGACTTAGACCAAGCTGTTAGAGACCCCACTTCTAACTGAGGGGCAGCGATGATAACGGGGTTATTGCAGTTGGTTGTGATGGAGAAGTTGACTCTGTACACCTGGCTATTAACATCTATAGGCAGTACTAGTCTTACCCACTCGGCTGATCTACTAGTTATCTTGGCTTGGCTTGCGTTGTTAACAGCATCCGTTTGTTCGACAGACACATGGAGTGTGATATCAGTGTTAGGCGCGTCACATAGAACGTACACGGATGCATACATCTTCCCTATCATGACATTACCTAGTATGGCGCCTTGCCCTACCTTCATCTTACCAGATGGGGAGACTAGGGAGCAACAAGTTATACCAGTACTCCTGTCGCTGAGAGCCGTAGACTGGTCAGCCGTGTACTTCTCCCAGCCGGCTGGCATCTTGGATCTGCTAACATCCTTTATAGAAAAGGACGAGTTGAACAAAAGGTTCCTAGCATTTCTGGGTTCCAGGAGATCTTTGGATGTTATATCTATGTGTGTGACCTTGCTAAGGGGGTATGTCTCTGCCGTGATGATGTTTAGGTTGGTGGTGTTCTTTTCTGCATTCTCTACTACCCTTTCTAGGGCCATGCCCCATGTGTTGGTTAGCTTCCAGCCATCGGACTCTGTGCTCTGCCTCATCTTCATCCACTGCGGGAGATTGTTTAGTATCTCTTGCGTGGCCGGAGACTTGAACCCTTCTTGACGAGCTTCAAGATCTCCAAGACTTATACTACCGTATGAGTAAGCCATTGACAAGCTATCCATAGAGACGTCTTGTATTGAGTAGCCGTAGGCTACGGGAGTGTAGTCTGTCCGTAGGTCAGCAAAGACTTCATTGTCCAGTTGACCCTGGTTGACCTCTATCTCGTACACCTTGAACTCATATTGATCTAGGTTGAGGTTTATGTGGAAGTTGGCACCCGCTTCAACAATAGTGTCTAAGGTCTTAGTGCCATGGTTAACGGTGTTTACATCCAGAGAATACACCTGATAGCCATTAGTTATTTCATACGTATCCGGATCGAAGGTAGCCTGGAAAGAGCTACTACCTGAGAACCAGTTACCTATAGCAATAAGCAGGTTACCATTCTCTCTATGTCGCCTGACAAAGTGGGTTACTTTTTCGTCGCCTGTGACAAGGGAGTCAATGTCCTCATTATTGGGGTGCTGAGAGCGGAGGAAACCATTGGTTCCCGCATTCTCTACACTCCTATCTACTGAATAACTATCCAGAGGATATAGCATATCACCATGATGTATGAAATCAGGGTTGTATGATTGGATACGGATCATCCTAGTTAGTAGGTCTTCTGCATAGCCACTCCATACACCCGATTGGAATACTTCATTCTCATTACTAACGATCTCGCCGTATGCTGGGTTGATGAATTCAAACTGATTACTCACATGCCACACGCTTAGGTTGTTTGAGTAGGGCCATTGAGTAAGAGCAAATGATGCCCAGTCCATAGCTTGTCTTTCGCTGGTGCCCGTTGAGTAGAACGACTGACCGTATGCACCTACTCCAGTGGGTGCCTCATTCCTCCAGAAGACAGGTGAGGCATTAGATGCGTAGACAGCATGCCATTCATTCTGGGTCATCCTATCGTTTAGAGCTATCTTAGCTACGGGGCAACGTTGAAGCCAGTTCGGTGGCTCGATGTGGCACGCGTATTGTGTTATTCCAAGAGCCACACCACTAGCTATAGATTGGTCGGATAGGTTGTCTATTAAAGGTACAGACGTGACATCTGTTCTAGGATTTAAAACATCGTGGACGTACGCATTAAAGATGGGGCCTACTGATTCATAGATAAGGGCAATAGGTACATTTGATAGGTTAAGGTCTACAGGGAACTCAGCACTCTGACCCATCTTCCAGTCCTTTATACCATACGAACCTGCGTCATTACCAAACTTAGTTCGAAAGCCACTAGTTGAGGCTACGGTCCATTCATCAGACCACTCTACCATCTTCCTGTTATAGTAACGGGAGAACACGGATCTAGGGTGGGTAGTGACTACTTCCTTCTTTAAGGTGGGGTCATAATGTACGTGGGACTCTGCAGTACAACCTCTACCCCAGGCACCTAAGGTGTCGTGGTAGTTGTTCATCCCTTGCAGACCTTGGGTGGCGGCTATCAGCTTATTCTTATCTTTGTTCACCTGAGGAACAAAGCAAGCACTAAAGCCTCCACCAAAGATACCAGGAGCTTGACCATCATATGCCCAGGCCCTATATATATCATTTGTTATGCGTGTAGATGACTCGTTGATGGCTTTACCAATGAGGTCAATGCCGCTATACGTTTGTGTCCACACAGAGCCAGAGGATATAGTGAATGGGTATGCGTTATATGAATAAGGTAGGTGACCTGTGGCAGCTAGTTCGTAGAACGCTCCCGATGAATTGGCATTAAGCCCTGTGTAGTCCGGGGCCTTATATGCCTCAGGGCCAAAGTGATCAATACCTGTACCATGTCCAGCCCACGGTTCCCAGCCATTGTAAGTCGCTGCAGGATCAGCCTCACCCGTTCTTCTATTAGTGTCGAAGTTCAGCTCAGCAGTTTGGTAGTGTATAGGTATGACAGGAGGAGTAGTGTGTCCCGGATTGATTGCATTTGTATACAGGTATCTGTAATAGTCAGCAGCAATCGGAAGTGTGCTCATATCTCCAGTTGTGAAACCAAAGGTATTAAGTATCATAGGTACTTCTGCAGCCTGCTTGCTTATCTCTCCTGCTTGGTACCTGTCATAGAAGCTAGGAGGCAGCCAGCCGTAAGCTTCTTGCTTGTCAATTACTGTATCCCTGTACAGTCCATAGCCATACCAATCTGCCCATTTAGTGGTGGACTTGAATGGGTGTATCCTTAGTGACCAGGTGGGTTTATTTTGTATCGAGTAATTCTGTCCACCTGAGTCATTGACGTAACCGCCAACACCGTAGGGGTCAAAGGCTTCATCAGAGATGTGTGCCGTCTTGATGAATAGGTTTGCATCGTCTAAGTAGAACTGAAAGGCTTTAGGGTTAGTTCCTTCTGTGTCTAGCCCGTAAATCAGAGTACCTTCCTTGGTATCCCTATTGCCATACACCATAGCCGGAATGGAGAAACCACCGGGAGACCCGTAGTTATACTTAAAGAGAGCTGCGAGTGGAGCACTAGGTTGGCCAGCAGCATATGCCCTGTTCCCTAGATGGCTAAACTGAATAGACTCTGCTTCATATCTAGGGGCCCTTAGGTGCTTAAAAGGGTTAAGGTACGTGTACCCGTAACCGCTTGAGTTAGTTACGAAAGAACCCTTGTTAACTGCCTCGTCAGCGTCCTTCTGAAAGATGAGCGTAGGCATCCCCAGGTAGTGCACTGCGTCGGAATACAGAAGATCAAGATCATGGGACGTGTAAGCTTGATCGGCATCAACCTGCAGTTGCATATCCAGACTATCTTCTTCAGTGTCTAATGAGGCAACTAGAGTAACGGAGCAGGTGTACGTTGGGTTCTTTCTATCGTACGCCACGTTTGTCCATTGAAACGTGAATGATTTGACAGTACCGTTCTCAACAGGTAGAGGTGCAGGACCTACAAAGTTGGCCTTTCTAGGGTAGACCACATATGTGTTGAATCTTGTTGTTGACGCGTTGTGTAGCGTGTACTTGCTGAGCATACCCATAGACCATAGATTCTTAGACTGGTTAACGGTGGGTGCTGAGAAGGAACTTTCCTCCCAGTTGGCCAAGCGTACTCCAGTAGTAATATCTTCTAGAAAGGTGAAGCTCACCCTGCCATTAGTCAATGTCCAATTAGATAGTGAGGACACGTCTACTCGGGGGTAGAGGACCTTACCCCTATGGAATGAGGTGGGAGCTAGCCCACCCACGGTTGCTCTTTTATTGATCATACTGAAGGCTGTACAGGTATAGTAAATACTTTGTCTATCTTAATAGATCCGTAATTGATAACCGTTTTACAGATTATAGTTTCTGATGCATTGAAGGAGGTCCCTACTGCCATGGTCATGATGCCATCCTTGTAGTACATACCAGCAAACTTGTGGGCTGCATCAGCTCTCTGGGTTGAGAAGGCTGTAGTGTCAATCAAAGTCGCCGGTGCTTCTGGATCTCCGTTGGTAACCAGACCACTGAAGTGCAGGTGAGGGGCCACTCCGTTACTGCCTACTCCATCCTCTAGTAGCGTCTGCCCGTTACTAAGGTAGACAGGTCCGATGTGGAAGTGACTAGACTCCGGTATGGCTGGGAAGGTACTCTCAAATTCATTGGCTGCGAAGTCTACTTCGACGGAAGGAGTCCTAACTACAGTTGCGTACCTCTCTCCAGTATTTACTAAGGAGCCATCGCGAGCGATACATAGGTAATCCCTACCTAGCTCTGGGTAAGACTGCAGATCGACCACATTTGATCGGAAGATCTTATACTCTGACGTGGCGGTCGGTGGCTCATTTGGCCAGTATGTTATTGCAAAGTCACCATCTGCAGACACAGCATGCTCATTTACAGATATAATCACACCTGTGGATTCAGAACTAGGGGAAGCCGCTGGTGTAAAGTAAACTAAGTCACCAGGGGAAACAATACGCATGTAAGGGTCGTCCTGTAGGACAACGACAGAAGCGCTGAACACAGGTGTGTTCGTTAAATCAAACGGGTGAGCAATTGTGGCGTCGCCACTTACGGTGCCAGAGAGATAATGTATTGATCCTGGACCCGCTGGTATATCCGTATCTAAACCAAACCTAGCCCGCATACCTCCATCGCCCTTGTTAGATGCTGAAGAGCCAGTGTAAGTCCAACCCTCATAGGACGTAACAGTACGGTAGGGCATGACCTTAACTATCTGCCCTGATAGGTGGTTGACGTCCAAGTCCACAGATAATGAATCACTACCTGGTGTATGTTCTCTTACAGAGAACGTCTGACCTAGGTTGGCTCCACTTATTACCTCGCAGACAGCATTACCCATAGTAGAGTTAGTATAGGCAGAGATAGATTTATCGTATGCCAGGGTCATGTACGTGTCACCAGTCACAACATCTACTGTGCCCTGGACTACAGCGTCGCCGTCTGTAATAAGTAGTGGGGTCCCTATGTAACAGTCATCTCTCCTGTCCACATCAATGTACAGGGAATCACGGAAACCGTTCTCTATCGCTTGTGTAGCGAAGAGGAAGACGGGGGTGTCAATGACTTCCGCACTCATCTCCCACATAGTTGTCGTGTAGGCGACGGAGACACCAGAGGTGTCTGTGTGGTTTATAGATGAGTCATAACCTCCGATTGGGTTCTCTGATCCAAGACCTCCTATCTGTAGGCCGAACGAGGCGGTCTGATTAAGGGTCTGAGACTGATAGGACGAAGGGTCCCCCGATAGTATTATGTGTTGGATGACGCAGCCGTTCTTATCATACATTCTGAACAGCATGTTTGGGGTGTCTGTGGTACCACCAGTAGGATAAGGGTTAATTAGACTTACCGTTGTCTGTCTAGTTTTGTAATCAAGGTGAACCGAAAGGTCAAAGTTAGATGATGTCATTGTACGATTCCACCGACGTAGATACGGAAGGTGGCATATGGGTCAGGGAGGGAGACGCCGGAAAGAGCTTGTCTTATCCAGATGCCTGTGTGTGCATTAGAGACAAGTGTTCCGAGACTCGTCCCTTCTGCGTAGTTTGCGGGGGATGACCAGCCAGATATACCAGCAGGTTCCCTTGTAGACGCCGTACTAAGGTCATCTATGGCTGTAGACTTAGCTAACGTAATCTGATCTACATGCTCTATAGCGTCCACCCATACTCGTGTATTTGTGGCTGTGCTTGTAAAAGTGTTCTTTACAAACACTTTCCTATATTGATACGAAGTGGTGTCTATCCCAGAGGGAGGAGAAGAGACGTGCTGGAACAGTTCGTTAATATACCCACTTAGTATCTCTGTACCTATGTTGCCTCCTACCTGACCAGTAAGGTCACTAGGGTTGTACTCAGGTTTGTATATTTCGAATGTCATATTATCTCGATGGCCTCAGTCTTCTCGTCAGGGATGAATAGCTCATCCTCGCGAAGCTGTACATTTCTGAGCGTTCTAGGCTTACAGTTGACATACAGTTCAATTATTTTGATATCTTTAATACTGGGACTCACAAGGGAAGCGGCTCGTAATTGGTTAATGATTAGTTCTCCACCCAGAGGGATGGAGGCAATGTATTGTAAAATACTAGATTGAACTTGTGCTCTAAGGCTAATTCGTTCTGCTTCTGTGACGTTGTTGTTAAATATTAGCTGGAGTGAGATCCTTACAGGAACGTACTCTGGTTCTCTTACCTCGAAAGAGACACCATAGGCAGCGACCTGCTCTATAGCTCTTCTAGTATTCTCTCGTGTACTTACTGTAACTCTATTGCCTTGAGGTATAAGCAGTACGTCGAAGGTCCCAGCGCCTCTAGCATACTGCAGGAGTTCTGCCCTGGCTACGCCAGGATTAGATACAGCAGCTACCTCAACAGCAGCGAGGTTACTTCCGTATCTAGATGTCATAGCTCGTGAAAGCCGGAACCTGTACTCTTCATCAGATTCCACGTCCTTTCCCGTAACTATGGCAATGTCATTAGTAACTTTGACCTCTGATTTGTTGAGGTTATGTACAGTCAGCTGGTTAGCACCTACGTTGTAGTCTGTGCCGCTTCCTTGTGCTGTGACTGGTACAAATACTGATCTAGTATTTACCGGGAAAGTTACCGCTTCCGTAACTTTGTACTCTACAGTGTTTGAGGCAGTCGTAATAGATACCCCTGATTGTATAAGACCTAAACCTGAGTTGTCGGGATTGGGAAGCCTTGATCCCAGTGTTCCGTTAGATACATAAAAACGGACTGCTCCATCTTGGATCAGTGCCGTTGCTCGTCTGTCCTTAATTCTAGGAAGACCAAGAGTCTCTCCCCACATATCTAGATAGATACCTGTGGTGGAACTCAAGAATGCATTCTGGAACACTCCTGTCACGTATTGCTGAATCCTACTTACTTCTAAGTTATTGGTTTCAACTAACGCCTTTGCTATAGACCCGTCAGAAAAGTAGGTTATGTCAGTATTTTTAATTAGATATCTGACGCTATCTTGTACTGAATCAGAAAAGTTTTTTCTTGTGACCATTAGTCTGTAGTGATTGGCGTGATGTGGGTCCCATCTATATATGGGAATGTGTACGTTAGTGTTTCGCCTTTAATAGTCTGTATGGTTCCATCTAGTAAGTAGGAACCACCTATATTGACAACACAAAGAACTTCGTTTAGATCGAATGGAACAACCGTAGCTTCAACATCTGCTACGGTGAATAATCTCTCTCGCAGGACACTAGTTATATTATACTCCATAAACTGCCTGTTATCCGTAGTGTTTAGCTCACCTACGAAGGAACCTAGATTGCAGCCTACCGATGTATCCGGGCTATAATCTCCGAAGTCTGTCCTTAATAAAAAGTTAGCTAATGACTTGAACGTGTCAAGTGGATTGGCTAACTGTAGATCCCCTCTAGGGGATAGCTGTATATCACCATCTAGTGTTGATTCAATATCTTGTTGGGTATATATAGCCATTAATTGATTCCTAAAATTTGATCTTGTATCTCTTGGTTATCCGCGATAATGGTGCCCATGTCTATACCTTGTTTGCGCTCGTTATTTTTTGACGCTTGAGGCTCTCTCTGACTGTCTAGTGAGTCGAGAAGTGTCCTTTGCACAAGCTCTAGTATAGCTATGGACATCAAGTTTTTTGAAGACAGTGTAGGGAATAGCTTTTTGATCCAAGGCTTGGTAGGACTGTAGTTGGTGCTAGGTTGTTGAGGAGACTGAGGGTTAAGAACTTGACCGTCCACAGTGTCTATGTCTAGTGACCCCAGGGTGGTCTTATTCATGCTAGAGTAGAAGTTAGACTCTCCATGATCTAAACGGAAGGCACCTCGATTAGCTTCATTCATGTTAGCGGCGAAGACAAACTTACCTACCCTAGGCAGCAAGCTAAGAGCACCAGCACCGTAGTAGGCGACCGAAGGATCTACAGCATACTTGGGTGATCTATTAGGGTCAGACAGAGAAGTGAACTGCCACTCGGCAGCACTCATTATCTTGTTACCTACTTCAGATATACTCTTATCATTATCTATTGTAAAGCTAACCCTGGCCGCCATCTCATCTTGAGACTTCGTTCCAGAGTGCGAGCCGCCTATAGCGGTGACGTCAAGGGGATTAGGTTGTGTCATTGGTTGTCTAATTTGTCATTGAGCTGTGCTCGTGTTCTAAGTTTTTCCTTAGTCCTATAGACATAGGTACCTTCTATAGTTTGGTTTACATCAACACTATCTATAAGTACGTCACACATTTCGGGGAGAAGACCTGCTCCCAGTCCATGAGGTACTGCCATTCCTATCGTAACTAAGATGAGGTTCTGTTCAAGGGCTGCTACAAGACCTGACCTAGATTGGGTGGTTCTCTCTATAGATTCAAAGTCTTGGGGGTCTTGGTTATCTGGAAGGCTAGTCGTATAGTCCTTAACTAACCTCTCTATTTGCGGGTAGCTACTCACAGGTATCACAAACATTTTGTAATTGATGGGGTCTAACCCTGTCTTCCTGTTGAAGAATATACCAGAGGGCGCAAGGTTCTCCTTCTCCACTATATCCAGTAGCTTGTCGTACACAATCCTACAGGCTATACTCTTGCCGAATCGCCTAGAATCTAGCTTGGCTTGGTTTCTTAGTTTATCAAATAGTTCCATTATTTAAAGATCTCATCGTAAAGAAGGGCTGCTCCTCTCTGAAGCTCTCTTGAGGAGTAGTAGAATCCGAAAGAGGCTATGGCCCATATGGCATCCTCTGTCTCTAGCCCTGATGTAAATGGGTTGCCATTGAACAGTATGGGGGATAGAATTACGGGCAGTTGTTCGACATCTTTAGATGAATCAACAAACCCAGCGATAACATTGGATTTAAAGAACATATGTGCCCCAAATTCTGCTGCGCCTATCTTCAACTCATTGCTAAGCAAAGCTACTCCTGGACCGGCTACTTCACGGAAGACCTTTCTAAGTGCATTCACCGACTGCCCTCTCTTTAGGAGCGCACCGCCAACACCACCTGCCCCTGCCCCTGCGGACTTGAGTCTTCTTCCATACGACTTGAGGATTTCTTTAGAGCTCCCACGTAGACCCTTACTCACTACCTTCTTGGCTAAACCTAATACACCCTGCTTAACACTAAAGGCACCCACAGCTAGAGGAGTAGCCGCGCCTAGGGTTGCTATAATTGTAGCCCACATGAGTGCGTCTGATACGAAGTCAATTACATTGAAGACACCTTGGAAGGTAGCTTCCATGGCAGCTGTCTGTAGTATACCTGCTCCTGGGTTGGAGTCGCATACAGCATTAGGTATGATGTTGGTTACCCAACCTTGATCAGCATTCCAGTGATGTATCACGCTCTCCACCTCTACTGGTCCAGCCATGTTGGTGTACTTGTCACCTAAGATGATTCTATCGTGGGGCTTAATGTTTTTACCCAGTAGGAGCAAGTTACCACGATACATCTTTCTAATGCCTTGGGCAAGGTGGTTACAAGCCAGCTTTGCAGCGAGCTCAGGGCTCTGGCAGTTTAGCTCTGTGAATACCTTTATTTTCTTATTAGCTAATGTTAGACCAGGGTGGAACTGTAGACCTATTACACCTGTCACTTCTTGCTTGGGGTAGTACACCCAGTTGGCGCCTGCATTGATTCTTCCCTGAGTGTAGAGCTGCTCTTCTGAGCTAACGGTGTCTTCGGCTGAGCCAGCGGAAGGGTGCTCAATAACTACCGTATTCCACATCTCACGAGTAGTAGACACAATGTTATTCTGTATAATGTTGTGGTCATCGTCAGCGTAGTGATGTACCCTAAACACCTTCATGTTCGGTGGCAACTTGAAGTCATTATCCTCAGTAAGTTCTTGTGTTGTCTGTATAGCCTCTCCGTCTTCCATGACGTAGGAGCAGAAGAAGTACATGAATATCTTGAATAAGGCTATGTTGTCCTTGACTATGTCAGACAGCTTTCCATTAATTGGTACACCAAGCTCACTGAGTATGGACTTACTAACTATGTATTCCTTGTTGGATCTGATGGCTTCTATCTTGGCCCTAAGGTCCGTCAGTGTTGCCCTGTGTGAAGCTTTATCCAGTAGACCTCTGCTAGATGCATCATCAGTACTGTAGGCTTCTAAGCTTTGAGTAATGAACGAGGTAAGACCTTCGTTACTCAGGTACGACGTAGACGTCTTGGCGTATCTAAGGGTGGGTAGAATGCTGTAGGCACTAACTGAGGCTCCACCTGATCCTGCGCTCACATATTCAACGAGGGGTCTAGTAGAGTTTATTCGGCGTAGGTCTTTGTCTATGTACTCCAATAACTTGTCGCTGTAGTAGCTCCTTCCCGTCAGCCCGTCTATAGCTATCTCTACAGGCTTCAGGAAGTCCTCCACGTTTGAGTTCCTAGCTAGTATTTGATTTATATCCTTGTCTGCATTCGGCCAGCCTATGAATATTCTACTAGCATCTATGCCAAAGAATTTGGCAAAGACTAGGATAGTGAAGTCGGAAGATACACCCGTATTCTTCACCTGCTCTAGTCTAGCTAAGGGTAGTCCGGACTTTTCTGCTTCCTCAAATATGGCATTGGACGCGACAAGCTCAGAGGCGTTACCCTTGTCTTCAAGTAAGTACTTGGCGTACAGCCTATAGTAGTCACTTAGGGAACCGAATGCGGACAGACCCGATAGCTCTACTCCTCGGAAGATGCTAGCGGCAGCAGCTGAAATCGCGTTCCTATTAGTTACAAAGAAGCCTTGTCTTTCAGTCAGTAGTGCTGCAGCAGCCTTAATCCGACCCTCTATAAAGTCTGGAGCCTCATTGGCATAGTACTTAGAGTCTAAGAACCCATTGAACAAGTTGCTCAACACCTTGTTAACATCTTTGTTAGAGCTCTTCCTGTACTTGTTATACAGCGCCTTGCTAAGGGCTGTACCCCGAGTGAAGTAATAAGGCTGGTCAGGATGGCCCATGAAGATGGTTGCTTCATTATCGTATGGCACCACATCTATAATGCAGTTCCACGCATGTCTTGACGCCTCTTGTAGGGCGTCCCAGGCGGGCTGTAAGGGTATAATCCAGCTATCGTTTAGGAAGCTAGGCATTAAACCAAAGGTGGATCTCAGACCGAATACGTTACTGTACAGTGATGTATCCGGATACCATATGTTCTTTAGGCGTGTGTCAAAGCCTTTATCCTTCTTAGTAACCGACTTAAGACCTATGGTCTTGATTATGTAATTGCCTAAGCCACCTACAACACCTGTCGAGCCGACACCCTCTAATTGGATGTTCTGGTAGGCATCTATAGCGTTAGTAACTGCGGAAGCGACATCCTGGTTTCTAAGGTTACGTAGGATGAACTGAGCGTCATGCTCAGGGAACTTATCGCCGAACCCATCCGGGTTCGCGTAGGTTATCGCTTGGATAGCTAGGTCTCTTGCTCCCCAGTTGGCAGGCTCCTTGTTAAGGAAGCTAACCTTACGGTTTATAAGCTCAGCTTTCCAGCCTTGCGCCACGACAGTGAGCTGATCACCAGGCACTATCTCTGTAATTCTGCCTGTGAATACGATAGGCAGGTTATACGCCATGGAGCTATAGCCCATCCTGATCTGTATGGATCTGCCCTGGATGAGTTTGTATCTCTTAAGGTTGCTATCTGAGTCAGGGTCTCTTAGAGAGCCTAGGACCTTCTTTCTATTCTCAGGTAAAGCGTTCCCTTTGCTATCCCTGTTGGATATGTTGGACTTATCGAAGTAGTCATTCTGCAGTGTGTACAGTGGGTCAGCTAACTTTATCACGGCCAGTGGGGCGTCTTGTTTATCTAGTGTCACATCCACAGAGACTATGGCGTTGACAGAGAACAGACCATCGTCTGCTATTATGTCATTGCCTCTTCTGTCTATCAGGAATACCTTTATAGATGGGAACAACCTTTCCGGGCTGTACTGGTCATCTGGTATTTGGCTAAGAGAAGAGTCCATAAGTTTTCTAGTGTTGCCATCTAGGTGTCTGTTGAACTTGACATCCTCCTCAAGAGGAGTCGTGTACGCCGCATCTGCGTCTAGTCTGCGTAGCTTATCAGTATTGAGCTCTCTCTTCTTGCTCGCTATCTTGTATACTTGAGCACCTAGTCCTGGAACATTAATCTCCCTAGGTATCGAGTAGTTATTATTGTGGTGTATGTAGACCTTAAGAGATCCGTTATCCTTTAGATACCCCTCTTCAAACTTATCAGCGTTAGTTAGTAGGGTGGTTAGGTCTTGTCTGTACCCAGAGGGGTCAGACTCCTTGTAGGAGTATAAGGAATCCTCAATGATTTCAGAGAGGGTACGGTTAGTCTTCATACCCTTCATGCCTGTCTCTTTCCCATCCTTTTGGATCAGCTGTTTGATGTCTGCTATCTCATTAGTATTGAAGGGCATGGAGATATGGAGGTTGGGACTAGTCTTGTCTATGACGTCAGCCGTAGTTCTGGCTAGGCTTTTCAAGCCTGTCTCCCCATTCTTAACTCGCTTTATATAGAACCATGCAGCAGGTGACACGATGTCATTACCTTGAACAGCCTTAAGGTCTTCTGAAGTAAGTGCCCCCTCGTAGTAAGTGTCTAGACCTAAGTCTTCTATAGTCGGCGCGAACTCACTCCATCTATCTTTCCCATAGAGGTCAACATACGTAGGCAGTAAAAGGTCAGGGTATAGACTGGAGCCCTGTAGGTTCCTATTGTCCTGTACATAGTTATCTCTTGCCTCTTGTATGCCTATGGTGGCGTCCTTCTCTAGGGTGTAGGATGTTATGAGTTTGTAGAAGGCAGAGTAGACACCATCTGTAGAATATACATGAGGTAGGAGTTTAGGCTTACCCTTTCGCTCTGTTATTACCTTAAACAAAGCCTCCTTGAAGGCTGGAAGGAACTCATACTTACTTGAGAATAGCCTAGAAAGTACTTTTCCTGTTGATGATTCTGTAGTAAAAAAGCTTTTAGCATCACCTAAGAACCCTCGGGTTAGGTCTATAGCTATGGCAGTAGATAGAATATCTACGGCTCCAAGCCCACCTAGAATCTCTGGGGGTTGATCACCTAAGGTAGCCGGATTAGCTAAATGTCGAACTATGTCCTGCACACTTGGCTCCTCTAAGTCAGACCAAGTCATGAATTGAGTAGCAACTACATTACGAATTGCCTCTATTAGTTTTCCTGTCTCTAGATCATTGTTGTCTAGTCCAGCAAAAGTTCTCCAAATTAGGCTACCATTCTGTACAACTTTATCAGATATAATTACTCGACGGTTGGCTACCACCTCCCCGTATGTTAGAGAGTGGTTCAACAGTGCGTCACGTATCCTTCCACCTACATCAAAGTCAGGGTCCAGGAAGACGGCACGTAGTGTATCTACATTTAGTATAGCAAAGGGAGAAGCTGTCTTGATCTTTGTAACCCCCTGGGTTATAGGCCAGAACAGCTGGTACCCTTTGTAGTTATCCTCACTACTTCTACCTACTATTTCTCGTATGGCCGCATCCTTATCATCCCTTAGTTTCTTCCGAAAGGCGAACTCCTGATCCATAATACTATCAAAGTATTGCCACAGGTCCTCATAGTCTGTGCCTCCATTGATTAGGTTGATCTCATTATCCCTGTAGAAGTCTACATTACTCTCTAGTAGGTCTATTCTACAGTTGACCATATTAGGTTGCTCCCCACTCTCAGAGGTAATATTAACAGGCACGTACACCCCTTCGTATGGTTTTTGACCTGGGACTCCTTCGGCTAGTGTCGTCTTCTTAAGGCCAAGCAACTTAGATATAGGGGTCTGAATGTGCCACCCTGTGACTCTATCAAACCTATTCTTGCTCTTAGCTATCTCATCCGCTGTCTCCTTGAACCTGCAGAACTGGGCGTACGTTTCATCCGACTCCTGGTTGTTGAAGACAATGTCCAGAGACATAGATCGGGCTGTGGATCCCATGTGCGTTGGAAAGGAGAAGATGTTACCCAGTAGCTTGTTGTAGGCAAACCTATGGCGCATGGAGCAGTTCTCAGATATGAGTACACCGCCTGTCGTTGTATCTGATGTAGTAAGGTGTAAGTGAAAGTTCTCTCTATTAGTCTCTATGCTTGTGCCAACTGCTGTCTTACCGTACCAGTTAAAGTTAGCTTTATCAAAGTCGGTAGGCTTTAGCTCTGGTATTTCATCAGAACTTAATATCTGCTCTATCCACTTCCTTAACCAGAAGGCATCTTGAGGTCTCTCCTTCCTATCCTCCTTGCTATTCTCACCTAGGTAATACAGAACTTCGGAGTTAGACACAGGGCCAATCTCAACCCTAGATACCGACAGCGTGACCTGGATACTAAAGGGAATGTCAGGGACATTCTCTAGCTCTATACCATCTAAGGCCACAGGAACTATCTCTGAGAAATAGACACTACCCTCAGAGAGGGAGCCATCATCCTCTCTAAGCAGTTCGTCCTGCTTCTTCCATGATGTATTCAGGTACTTGTTTAGTATGGAGATAATGGGGGCAGTACGGAATAGAGCTATCAGTCCTCTTAGGCCACTCTCTTCGCCTTCGGCTCCTGCACCTCTATTGATCTCATCTAGCCCAGTAAACAATAGTCTTATCTGCGCCTTGTGCATTGCTTCGCCAGAGTCTACTACAAAGTTTCTATTCGACCTTGTAGTCTCTAGGACGTCCACAGACTTTCTCTCCTGTATAGCAATTTTCTGAACAACGTGGCTATACTTTAGGGGTCCTATCTGTAGGTTTGTGTTATTTTCTAGCATTAGAATCTTCGTCTAGGTGTGGACGCTCTTACGACAGGACTGTCCACCCTTCGGGTGAACTTACTGTAGTTGGCAGCTTTAATTTTAATTATGGTCCGTGACACAGCAGGAACCTCTATACGATCTAATACACTTTGCGACCACACCACCTTGCTATTAGTGGATGCTTTAGCAATATTGTTATCAATTTTATCAAGCTCTAGCAGTATAGGCAGCACCACTTCATCCCGTATAGCCACAGCCTGCTCTAAGCTGGGAGTAGAGGAGGGAACGGATATGCTAAATACGGGTAGCTCGGTCGGTGGATCTCTTGGTGGATCAATGGGCTCATTAGTTCCAGAGGCTGTTGCTTGACCTACCTTTAGGTGTAGATCAAAAGCTATAACCTCTGTTAAGCCTCCTTGCCCAGCTGATGTAGTCGCTACTGATTCACTATTACTTACAAGTATGGCCGGTACATCACCAGCATAAAGAAGATTAATAGACGAGATGCTGTGCACCTCAGAAGGATCAAGAAGTATTGTGCCAGGCCGAATGTCCCAGACTATATCATATGCAAGACCCGACACGGACACATAAGAATGCCGGTTATCACTAAATATTTTTTGGCCGCCTATAGATAGTTCTTCAAAAGTAATATTAGAGGGTGTGTTAGTGGCATCCTTAGATGTGATAGATGAGATTTGACCAGGGACTGCTTCTACAGTAAAGTCTTTAAAGAGTACGTTTTGCACCACACCATGCAAACCTCTACTAACCTGAAACGGGTTAGCTAAACTACCCAACCAAAAAAGCCTAGACTCTATTGGTCCCCATACATTGATCCGTTCAAAAGTGTAGTTGAAGTGACCAAAGGGTGGTGTGTTATCGCGACCGTCGGTCAATAACTTAATTATTGTTTTAGAGGCTATATTACCCCCGACACTATCCGCTTTTCCTAAATGCATTAAGTGCGTGTCTGTAGTCTTGCTATACCTATTTTCATTAATAAAATGCACCCTAGTGTCACTGCTAATGCATGAATTGTTTGTAGTGGTAACAAAGGTGCCTGAAGTTTCACAGCTACGTTCTCTTATACTTATTCGTAACGCGTCATCGCCACAAAGAGCGTAACAATCTATGATCTCACTTATATCACTTTCGTTACTTGTTATAGTCTGAGGAGCAAAACCATCTGTTGAGTAATTCCAGGGAGATATATGTGCCACATTTTTAAACTTCTTTACACCTAAAAAGTTTAAAAAGAAAGGGCTACCCAACACTGTGATATCTTCAATAGTATTAGAGTGATCATCAGAACTAGTGGGGGCCCTGTAAAACATAGATGTAACTACTTTTACATTAAAGTCCCCCGAGTTCCAGCCAACCAGAGAATCAACGTGAGTTCCTGCTAAAACGCCAGGACCATGTACCCTTGCATTAGTGCAGTTCATTTGAAATGACCCTAGGGCTACAGCCCCTTTTTCAAGGTAGACGCTTACGTTATCACCCAGGGTAAACTGAGCACCTATGTTATGCTGACCGGCGGGTATTAACAGTGTGTTAACCGTATCAGTCCATTGGGCTGGAGACATAAACACATCACTACCTGATGCGCTAAATGTCCTTGGGACGTAATTATCGTCTAAAATTACAACAGTATTTTCATCAATGACCAAAAGAAGAACTGCTTCATAAGCCCCTATTGTACCTTCGGTAGGTGTTGGTAACTCATCTGGCGTAGTCATAAGACCGCGTAAAAACCCAGTCCAACCATGCGCCGTAATAGTTATATACCCGTCTGCAGTAGTACTCACAGAGTCAATAGCTTTTGCTAGAGTTGTGTAGTCAACTACTGAGGTAGGAGTAGAAGTAAGCGGGTTGGCGAGTAAAGACAGTACTTCGGCACGGTCCCCATTAACCTCAACCCGTAGTCTGACATTCGCAGGCACGGTCAATGTCAAGACTCCCATTGAAATTACCTGGGTAACACCTAAGTTTTTTGGGTAGACTATAGCAGACGTAATTGCAGTGGCATCCGCAAGACTAATGGTTACTGTCGTTGCTTCACTAGCGCCATACCTAAGCACGGACTGCTCAACATCAACCCCTGCGTCCCAAACTGAACACGAAAACTGTGTCTCTCTAGTATGTGCATAGACGTAGGCTGTATCACCATTAACTGTAGCCGAGAATTTTGTAGATCTCCAGCTTTCCATTCCTGGTCCAGCTGTGTCAATTTGAAAGTGATCAACGGAAGCAACACTTACAGTTGGTAGGCTACTTACACTAGAAAGGGGTGGGATAGCCGTGGGTATAAGCGGAGAACCAACCACTACTGGTAGGCTAACTGTGGATATAAGAGGAGAACCAACCACTACTTCTGTAGATGTAGCGATGTTCGCTGTTACAGCAGGTATAGAGCCTGCTGATACTAGGGGCAAAGGCGTCACCGGTGGGGACTGTACCTCGACTGTAACAACAGGCATGGAACTCGTAGTTAATAGAGGGGATAGTGGGTCGTCGGGTAGTGGGTCGTCGGGTAGATCCGTAGCTCCAAACTCATAGGGTCCTGCATCAGGGGTAGAGGCACTTCTTAACTTACCTGCTGAGTCAATAGCAACGCCAAGAGCTAAGGGAGATCCAACATTATTTAATGGTCCTGCTCCACTAGTTAGTGTGACATCAGTATCTCTAAAGTCAGATGCACCATTATTAGTTAAGAATAGTGTAGTACTATTATGTGTATCTGAAGAGTCGTCAGCGTCAGATACAGCTTGCCATTGAGTTAAGTCAGATTCCCCAGAATCATCTGAGTGAGAAGCCCACCGCAGGAAAGTAGAGTTTACTTTAGCAGTATGGTTATTATCAGAGTCACCGTGAACTGCCGCAGCGATCGTGGCTCTTAGTGCATTGAACGCAGAGTAGAATACACCACCACCTTCAAAGCCATTAGTCATCCGCCAATAAACGTAGCAGCCGTTGAACAGTAAGGAGTCAGTCTCTAGACCATCGGCTACACCATCTATAGTGATGAATGCGCCATTTTGGTAGTCTCTGATTACTGCACAATCCCTCCACCTGATGGAGCTAATGGAGTGACCTACAGCAGCAGTCCTACCAATATGGTAGCCTTTAGATACTGTATTGATAATGTCAAACCTAGTGACATTAACACCATTTAGAACTGCTCCTTCATTAGCTCTAAAAGATATTCTTGAATCCAGTAGCCTACAGTCGTAGTATCGAATATCTTCAACGTAACTAATGCCAACGTTAGACGCATCAGTCTCGTAACCTATGACATCATCTCCATCTCCAGCATACTTAGTCCATCGAACGTGAGACTGAAGTTTAGTCTCGTTACCTACTCCTGGAGCGATAGTGAATCGGGTTCTTTTGATTCCGTAGTCTTCTACAACATCAGAGGTATAACCTCTACCTGTCTGTAGTAGTCTTATACCTGAGTTGAAACTAACCGCAGCACCGAATGAGACGTTGTTAAGTAACCACTTCTCTACGTACTTCCAAGAGTAAAGGTAGTACTGGGCACCTGGAGATGCTCCGTGAATACCCGCTAGTGTGCAGTTTTCAAGAGCGACAAAGTCAAAACAGCCAGATGATCGGTCCGATGACCCTACGGTTACCTCATTACCTTCAATATGGTTTGAAAAGTTCCGCAGGTCACAATTGACCAACATGATGTTGTAGGCCGATCGATCAGCTGCGACTCCGCCATCACGGTTAAAGGTAACGCAGTAACTATTAGCAGTTCCGTCTACCGCGTCACCATCTAATATAAAGCCTTCAATATGTGGCGACTCACGCTTACCAGTGATAAATCCTGTAGCATTATTCGAGAAGCTAAGAGTCGGCTTCGTACCAGTCCCATCCCATATAAACCTAACCTGACGGGTTAGTGCATCACCACCACCCCATAAGGATCCAGTAATCACGTATGTGTTACTGCCTGAGATAAAGATAACACCTGATTCAGTGCCACCTAAGGCCGAGGCCATCTCAGTAGCAGCTTTACCTGGAGTAGCCCAAGGTAGGCCACTTGAGCCATCACCAGTAGAGTCATTACCCGTTGCTGAGTTGACGTAGTAAACAACATCAGCGGCAGTGTTCGCAGCAACACTATAAGTGTAAGATACAAACTCCCCTTTGTTGCCAGCACTATCGACAGCCATGCATTGTACGATGTCTCCGTCTAGACCAAGCCAAGCAAAGTCTAATATACCATTTTCACGTTTAATAATTGATCCTGCGCGAATAACCCTCCAATATCCTTGGGCATCTCGATCACTCATTAAACCAGTAGTTGGTGTGCTCGCCCTGCAGTCAAAGTGAACATGCTGGCGGCCTACTGCATATGCGCTTGCATAGTTAGTTAATGTTGTGGTTGTCATGTTAGTATGTGTAATCGCTGTTAGATATATCTCTCATATGTCTCTCGATCATACGGGGGTTGCTGGAACTTGATCTGTCCCTTATAGTTATTGATGAATTACCAAAACTCGGGAACTGATAAGCCCCTATGTTAGGTATTGCCGTTGGAGATCCCTGCTTTGAAGCGGAGAAACTCTGGTGGTTACCATATATTCTTGGTGGCGTGCTGTACACGTCGGGTGCACGGTCTGTAGGTTGACGTCCATCGACGTCTCTTGGCATTGGTGCTTCAGGGCCAGACATGCTAGATACTATACCAGCGCCTACCAAGGCGCCGATGCCAATACCTGCACCAAAAGTTCTACCCTTAGATGAGTTGAAGTACTTAGTCGCCTTAGACATCATTGACTCACTAGCATCGCCATCGGTTATCGGCATTCTTCCACCCGTGTCTTGAAGCGCACCTACCACTTTTTGGCTATTTTTGTTTTTCTCTTCAAGACCAAGAGCTGGTCTCAAAACATTAGACTCAACAACTGCTTGAGTTGTTTCAGGTCTCATTATTGACTGTATAATACTGTTGACACCTTTAGGCATGCTTTGTGATGCAGCGAGAACTTGGCCTCCACCTAGCATTTCTCCCATCAGCTGAGAGGTTGCTCTGAAGATTTGTTCTTTGGCTTTTTTACCACTCTCTTTAGCGTACTCAGCACCTCTCTCTAGGTCTGCCTTCATGAGGTCCATAGAGGACTTTACCTTTGGGAAGTTGTTGTATAGGTATTCCGTTTCTGTGAATGATCTAACCTTACCTGATCCGGCTAAAAGATCGTAGAAAGCGTCTGCAGTTTCACTTACTACTTTGTCATAGTCGAAGGCAGTACCCTTGTACTTGTGTCCAATGTCTATGAGCGCCGCGTCAAACGCACCTAGAAGGTCTTTTCCAGCTTTAACAACAGGTGACTGGTATATGTTTTGGTATGCTTTTCTAGCTATTTCAGCTCTTACCTTGTCATTAGCGTAGGGAGCGCGTATAAGTTTCAGCATTTCATCTGACGCTGTTGAGTGTTTGACGCCAGCTAGTCTTGCGCCACGCACATCATAGGCTATGAGGTTACTCATTATGTCTTCTGAGGCACGCACTGTAGAGTAACCAAGTGACTCAGAAATACCTAAGTATGTAGGTATGTGGTTAATAGCGTTCTTAGCCTTAACTAGACCTTTCTTTAAAAGAGAGAATCTATCTTCAGCAGACGCCACGCTACCCGTCAGTAGCTGGTGCTTGTAAAACCACATAAAGTGCTTAGATAGCTTTTGCTGTCTCAACCATCTATCTTCTAGCAGAGAGTTTATTTGTTCGTCTGTTAGCCCTGTATTACTCATACCAGATAGAGGGACTATAGACGCAGCATCTCTGTCTGTGTCTCTTTCCGACAATAAATACCAGAACGGGTGCTGGGCCATGTTAAGCTGACCTATCTTTGCAGAGCCAGGTATAGTAGGATCCACTCGAATTCGCATCAGGTTAGCGTGCTCTGCTCTCTGCATGGGGTCTACAGATACCATGGCGTAGAAGTGACCCTGCTTCTTAACCAGCTCTTTGATCTTGCTTATCTGCTTTTGGACTCCTTTCCCTGTTCCGCTCTTTCTAGCTAAGTAGTCTTCAAAATCTGAAGAAGACATAACACTGGTGTATAGTTTACTGGCATCATCTAAAGATGCCATGTCAAAGAAACTACCCGATTGTGGGGTCAATCTAGTTCTTGCGCCTAATGGCATAAGGATAGTGTTGCTTTTTTGGAAAATACCTTCTTTACCCGCTATAGATTTGTTAAGGCTAAAGAAGCCTTGGCTCATTTGACGGCCTAATTTTGACTCTGTATTTTCTAGCTCAGCTAAAACATCCTTATAAAAGTCTCTATTAGAGTCTATGTCTACTAGTGACTGGACAATACCTCGTGTTGGGTTCTTTTTGCCAATTATTAGTCTGTTATGTAACCCTTCTTTAACTCTTAGGTAGTCTAAAGGTATAGGCAAGTATCTGTAACTTTTTTTACCTGAGCCCAAAAGATCTAGTTGCCTTTCTTTGCCTAGGTCAAGATACAACATGTCCTGCTTTTGGCCTAAAATGGTACCTTCTAATCGGCTAAAATCAACACCTTTAGCATGTGAAAAATCGTTAAAGTCAGTAGGTAGTGCTCTAAGTGGTTTACCCCCTATTGAAAAGCCTCCGCCCTTGTTAAGCGTAACTATAGCCGACGGATCTATGTGTCCTGGTTTAGCATATAAAGCTTTAGCGTACCTGGACATTATATGCTTGTCACTAATATGGAGCTGACCTGATCCGGCTAGTACACGTATATCCCCACTATTCCATGATTTATTAGATCCAGCCAAGAGACTGTACATTGGGTCTTGGTACAGATGGTCATAGCCTAGCTGCCTTGCACCAGCAGCTATGTGGGTCATCTTAGTTGGAGAGATAGTCACAGGGTTCATCATATTGATATCACCCATGAAGTCAGTTCTAGACGCGCCACCCATACCAATTACAGTGACACCCGTGATGCCAGACTTGAGCATCTTATCTGTAACTACCTTGTTTCCCTTTAGTATCGTTGCGGCTAGCGTCTTCTCTTCATCTGTGCCTCCTCTGAGCATCCGTAGGACGAGTAACTTAGAGTTACGGTAAGCGTGATCTACACTGGTAATCTCGGGCACAACCATTCTGGTTTTACCATTTATAGATATGTTAGCTGCGTGTCCAAAAGCTTTACGGAATATTACTTCGGCGTCGTCTCTGCCTTTTACCTTTTCTATGAAGTTGGTGATAAAGACATCAGGACCATGGTTCTTAAGATACTCATCGGCACCATGCCAAACATGAACACTCTCTAATAGGTCTTCGGGGATGCCAGAGTTAGCTAGTTTGTTAAAGTCATTGAGCTTAGTGGCGGCGAATCTACGGGCCGCTATGTTAATTTCAGAGGTGGCAGGAGTCACCCTATTAGGGGTGACGAAGCTCAGCTTAAGGGTTGAGTCAGTTAGCTCTACTTTGGCTAGCCTGTTGTCTGTCACAGCCAGTAGCCTAGCCAAGCCTCTCTGATTTCCACTAGCTTTAAGTATTCTCTTTAAGTCTTCAGTTTTTGCTTTGCCTAATTGGGTAGTTGGGCTCCAGTCGAAGGTCTGTACATTGCCTGCTCCCAGGTTAATACCAAAGACATCTTCTACTGAGGTTATGAGTTTCTCAGAAGGTGAAGAGAAGGACAGATCACCCATAGGTGCATTCTGTGCAAACATAGCTATGCCCGGCTTACCAAGTATAGCTCCGCCTTCTTGGAATAGTAAACGAGATACAGCATCATTAGCTGTATCAACAATACCTACTTTCAGCTTTAGTCTAGCTAACGTTTGCCCACGACTTTCACCCGCTATCACATACGGCGCAGTTGGGTCTATGCCCTCCTCTATAAGGCTTCGCGCTAGACCACTGTCTGTGTGCTTAAGCTTAGCTAGTTGAAAAAGACCCTTGTCTAAGGTGTGTTTCTCTAAGTCACCGCCGAACATCTTAGTTAGCTGCGGAGAACTTATTAGAAACTTCCCTTCTTCGTGCCCTAAAAATCCAGGCTTAGTGAACACAAAAGAAGAGGGCGCATCACTGGCTAATAACATAGCGCTCAGTGAACTGATGTAGTTCTTTTTATACCCTTCCAAGACTTTAAATGCTTCTCTGTGATCTATCTTTCCGGTTATGGCTTGTAGTTGGGGGTTAATAACTCGACCAGCTGTTTTAGCAAGCATAGAGAAAGAGCTTGAGTATAGTTGGAACTGGTTAAAGCTTTTTTGGAAAGCCTTGTTAGATGGCATGTCTAAGATAGATCGTCTTGAAGTCCAAAAAGCTTCTTCAGGTGTATTGATACCCTTAACACTCGTACCGTCAAGTAGGATATTGGATAGGTCTGCCCGAGGGATCTCACCTTGAGTTAGAAGTACATTCTTGCTTGAGCTAGTGAACTCCTTAACTGCCTCCGCTACGGAGTGTTTAGAAGAACTTGCTATGCCTTTGTAGTATTCATCTATGTAAGGTGTGACTACATCACCTGTCATTAGTGAGTTAGCTTTTCTAGTGGCGTTGCCAAATCGCACTCCGCCCATACCTGATCTTACAGGAAGAGGTGTGACTACGTTACCTGATCTGTAGAATAGAGAAGCATTCTCACCGTTGTAGTAGATGCTATCGCCGGCGGCTAAGCCGGCCTTCTTAAAGATTGCTTCGGCACTTTTTGGGATAAGACCCCTACCACTCAGCCCTTTGTACATAGCGCGCAGGTTGTCAGGGTCGGAGGCTCTATAGGTCGGCCTACTACTAGAATAGGATCTAAGCTGTTCGAGCCCAGGATCTTTTCTAAACAAGTCTATGTACTCAGCATCAGGCAGGTTCAACTCACGGCGAAGCCCATCCATCTTATCAGAGAAAGACTTAGGCGCAGACCCTAAACCTAAGGTCTCATTAATCAGCCGATTAACTGGGTTATCACTATTCATTATCTACGCCTGACTTGGTCTAGAAGCTCTTTGTCCTTATCAGCGTACACCGTCATATCACGGCGACTACCTTGAGGTGTGGAGAAGGAGTCTATTCGGAAAGAAGACTTTCCTATACTCTTTGACTGCCCCATGAGGAAGGAATCAAAGCTTGAGTGCATCGGTGACTGCACGAAGTTAATATTCTGACTAGAGAACTCTTTAAGTCTTGTCTTCATATCTATCTCGTGTGACTCAAAGAAACCGAATCTGTGTATATCATTAGATATACCATTAATGCCATGCTGTACAAACTTAAGTTTAGTGGCCGCAGCAGAGACTTCAGGCCTCCATCCTTGCCACCCAAGATCAGGAATCTCATTAGTGTTAACGAAGTCTAATATCTGTTGATCAGACTCCTGCCTCGTATTAAAATCTTGATTCCAAGTCTTACTAAGGCCTTCCCGCATGTAATTTGGGAGACCTCCCATTATTTGCGATCTAACATCTTCGTTTTCTTGCCCAACAAAGTAGTCAAAATACCTTCTGTCTGATGACCTGGGTAAAGCAGACCTATAGTTGATGACTGTCTTAGCTCCAACCATAGTCTTATTGGCCTGGAGACTACTGCCTCCTCCCTGCTCTTCCACCCTCCCTTTGATGTAAGCAATCTTGTCCATGTAGCCAATGGCTGCGCTCTCATCCTCAATGTGGCTAGGCAACATGTTCTGGTCATTGCCAGAAGCTATCCGCACTGTACTTAGTCCAGCACCACCTATTGCTCCCGCTGCCATGGTAGTCATGTTGAAGGAGTGCCCAGGGTTGCTCACGATGGACTTTAAGGGGGAGAACCACTTCATGGGGCCTGATATTAGAAGTCCCAGCACAGCGCCTTTACCGGCTGCTGTGATAGGGTCTTCCAATGCAGTGTCATATATCATAGGGCGTATGATGCCTTCATAAGGTTTATCCCAGGAGGCGTACTCGGACCCTTCGACATGCGTCTTACGGTACTGTTCGTGAGGGTTACGGAAGGGGAATAGCTTAGAACCTATGTACGGTATCTCAGCAAGCACATCATGGGTTAAGAAATCATAGCCTTTCCTTAAAGGCTCGTACACAGCACCGGCCAAGATATTAAGGTTTAGATCTATAATCTCTTCCTCATACCTCTTGTACCTGTCGTCTACACCTATAGATTGTCGCCTGTGCTCTATAGCTTCTTCTACCTTCTTACCCCAACGTCCTTCCAGCTTCAGGTCTCTGACCTTCTGCTCATACTGGGTGTACGCTGAGGAGTATGGTGCCACATCAGATAGGATCAAGAATTTGTCTACATCACTATACTTACCCGGTGTCCCTGAGTGAAGCTCATTCAGAGCTTCATAGCCCTTGCCAGGTAGCCTGGCCTCTCCATCTTTAATCTTAGAGTAAGGGTCACCCATGGTGAAGTCTCTGAAGTAAGCCTTATCGGCATCTGTAGAGGAGAACGCACCAGGCAACCAGTCGGGCATGGAGTTCTTTATAGGGTTGATGGCCGCCGCTCTTCTGTACTGGGCGCTGTAGTCACCGAGCATGAAACGACGTATGAATTCTGTTTGTCCGAAAGCACCAGCTAGTGATGAGTCATAGAGCTGTCTACCTGGATCACCTATGGTGGCACTAGTGGCATACTCTCTACCCATCTCAGGCTTAGTACTTATGCCAAAGAACTCCATAGCAAACTTATAGACACCCAGAGGTTCCGTAGCAATGTTGGCTTGCTTAGCTATAAGGTTAGATATAGTGTTAGGGCTCTCTGCTTCAGGGCTAGTAGCCTCCATGGATGACAGACCCATCATTCTAGCTGTGGACGGAGTAAGGCCTGCGGGTGCTAGACCTGCCTTTAGCAGGGGTAGCTGATCTGGAGTACGGAATACCGTGGGCTTCATCAGCTCTCCCAGAGTAGCTCCCAGTATCGGACCAATGATTGGGAAATTACTTATAGGGTGCGACGACTGTATGTACGGTCTGTTCTCTCTATTAATGTCCTCCATCCTGTAAGGGTTCAGGATGTTGCTGAGACCGAACATGTTGGATGGGGTAGGCAATGGAACACCGAACACGTTGGCGTGGTATTTCCAGTACTCATCATTAGAGCCGTAAATGGATTTGTTTCTATAGTCAGATTGGAGCTTAGCATACCAGCCAGCCTGATACCTGTCTACTTCACCACCGAAGAAGGGGGTATAACCCATACCCCAGAAGGCACCCTTACGCACGGCAACCTTCTTGTCACCTGAGTACTCTCTTATCAGCTCTGAAGTTTCTTGCCCTGGCTCTGAACCACCTATAGCAGCATAGGTTACACCTGCCCCTAGTGCAGCCCCTAAGTAGTTAGCCTTTTTTAGGAAGCGACTGGCGACAAACATGGGAGCCAGGATACTTCTTATTAGTGTTGAGCCTTCTGAGTTGACACTACCTGGGAAGTACTTGTCCAGGAACTCAGCACCCTGCTGGATGCCTGTTACTTCTCTGGCCTTTTGTTGTGCTATGCGAGTTCCGGCATACGCTGATGCTACTGCTTTGATGGGTGAGAAGCCTGTTACCTTCTCTACCGCGTAGTCTGCGTAGAGACCAGCCTGCCGTAGACCCTCGTAAGCAAAGGCGACACCACCTAGTCTAGCCAAGTTAGTCGATATCTTATGACTGGGAGCGAAGCTAATACCTAGGCCAGTCTCAGAGGCGAGACTATTTACCCTGTACAGCATGTAAGATGCTGCGTCTCTAAGACCAGACAGAGTGCTAGAGCCAGCTACTTTCTTTGTGTCATAGTAGCCATAGCGATTAGTTTTAGAAGGTACCCCTCCTGCGCTCAGGTCATCTGAGACAACATCGGTTAGGTTATTGGCAGCAGATCTCTCTGGTATAGTTCTGCCTGTTATCTTATACCCACCTGTTTTGAGAGGGACAACAAAGTCTGAAGAGGAGATAGAGTCCTGTGCACCCGACAGATACTTCTTATAGTTTTTCTTTGCAATAACAGAGTAGTCGTCAAGTAGACCAAATATAACGGCCACCCTATTAGGTATGAATCCCCAAGTCCTACCGCTTATGTCAGACATCTTGACACTGGTGCCCGTGCCTGCCCTTACATGGCCTGAACCTAAAGTAGATATTTCAGGAGCCTCTCCACCTAAGACTGCATCCATCATATTGGATGACTTACCGTGGCGCTTATACGGGTGGCTAAAGATTATAGCTTCTCCCTTTTGGAGAGCTCTAAACCTCTTGTACGGGTTTATAATCACCGTTTCGATTCGGGTGGGCCTACTACTAAAGGAGGTACCTATACCTAGGTTCCTTTCCATCCATCCGACCAGCCCTTTCTTGGGGGCAGTCTTTAGCTCTATCCTTCCATCCCTAGATGCTGAGATCACTTCTAGTGGGGAGCCTGACTTTCTTAGAGTCCTGTTCGCACCTATGTGAACTTCATCATAGGACTTAGTAGCTAGATTCAGCTGATAGCGATATGTGTTGCCACCAATGAATACCCTAGAACCTGCGTGTCCATCTCCTGGACCTAGAAGGGCAATACCTCTACCCTTAACACCAAAGATAGATGAGAGCACATTCGCTTGCCCAAACATATCAAACTTACCTGTTCTTTCAAAGACGGAGCCTGCTCCGGTCTTCCTTTCGACAACCTTGGATGTTAAGTTTCTAAGTCTAAGGTCTAGGATCTCATTGGTACCTTTGTTGTAGAAGATCCTCTTATCGAGTAGAGTGTCGTCCCCTATTACCTTTAGTTCTTTGGCTCGGGCTATTACGGAAAGCTGCTCATCACCTAGAACTTTGGACCAAGCTTTTTGGTCTTTTAGTACTTGGCCAAAGGTGACACGGTCCAAGTCCCTAGTAAAGAACCCAGTGTTGGGTCCATTGGCTACCATCTCACGGTTTACGTACTCAGTAGTTCTCTCTAAGATGTGCCTTCCTATGGAGACATCGGTGTTGCCGATGAGCTGTATAGAGTTTCTAAGATCATCTATTAAATCTATAGGGCCTATGTTAAGCCTGTTTCTATTTATATCGTAGGTGGAATTAAGTAGACTTCTTAGACCTGAGTTGCCTGCTCTAGCTTGTGACTTACCAACGTTAGCAGCTGCATCTGATGACAAGGATATGCCTCTAGGCACACCCAAGAAATTGAACATGTTGCTAACGAACTCTCCACCATGCGTTAGCCTCGTCTTCAACAGATAGGAACCAAGACCAATGACACCTAGGCCAGCAGCGAATGGAGCTACCCATTTACTTTGGTCTGCGTCTACAGATCGTTGTCTCTCCTGATCTGCTTGTCTGTTGATGTAGTCGCTGGTCATTAGAACTCTTCGTTAAAGTCAGGCTTATCGGCTACGGTGGGGCTCGTTATATTCTCGGTGCCACCTATAACTGTGGCGCCTTCTGTGAACTTTCTAAGGGCCCTTTTGTTCTTGCCCTTTTCACCTAGGTCTAACATCTCTCCAGAAATGCTCTCTGCTCTAGCTAGTAAGTCAAACTGCTTTCTTTGGCTATACTTCTTAACGTCCTTTAAGCCCATGTATCCCTTAGTGATTATAACCTCTACAACGTTTTGTAGGGTGTTAAGTTCTTCTCGGGATTGCAGTACAGCTTTGTTGTACGTCTTTTTATCCTGTGCACTAGACATGACAGGTATCTGAGAAGCTATGTTGCTAACGTAAAGGAACGGGCCCTCTTCTAAGAAGTAGGGTACGTCCTTGTTCCCAGCCACAAAGCAGGTGCTAAATATCCAGTCCTCTACGGCGCATTGATTTAGCCTTTCACCTAACAAAGCTAGTGTCTCTGTCTCTTCCACGGTTAGTGGTCTGAAGACAGACACGAACTCTTTTGAGTTAAACGAAAAAAGCTGCCCATACTCTGCTTTGGCACGGAACAGCTTATCCACTTTCTGGGGATCTAGTATCTGGTTTATGTCCACTAGAGCATTTCAGGTTCTTCTTCTGAGCCAAACGCACTGGCTTCCATTATTCGGTCAGCTATTGTGGTTGATACACCAGCGGGTGTGTTCTCGGAAAGGGATGGGTGCAGTAGTCCCTTCTGGACTAGCCTTTCTTCTCCGCTTTCTCTGATATCAATAGCTAGCTTCTCAAGCTTTGTATCCAAAGAGGCCATCATAGGGTCACCTTCTGCTAGGCCTAGCTTAGCCGCATCATTTACTGCTTTGGCTTTTTCAGCCTCGTCGGCGATGAGTCCTTGGAGTTCTCTGAACTCCTTTCTGTTTATACTTCTGTATATGTACTTTACGCCAGCTAACTTAACAGCGAACACTACGTGTCCCTCTGCCTTAGCTGTATCTACTGAGGCCTGTACTTCTACAGGTAATGTTGTTTTCTTGTCTGTCATTATGTGTTCTCACTAACTAGTTTTATTATCTTTTCGCTAGCTACAAAGCTATATACTTCGTATAGGGGGTCTGAACTTCCTTCGGCTCCTGCCATAGAGGCTACTTGACTCACTTCATAAAAGTTTACGTTTTTAAAGCGTGTAAACCAGGTAGCATATTCTGGATCCTGATAATAAATATCTAGAGTAATACTTTGGTTGTTCGATGTTAATGGGCTGTGTAGGTTTGTTATGGCACCCCCATTACTCTGAACGTCTGGGTTAAAGGCGCTTTCCAAGGCAGCCTTAGTGGCATCCCGTGTGTTCTTGTCCTTAGACAAGAGGGAGGCGATGTATGAGGCTCTTGCGGCGCGAGTATCCGCATCTGCGTTGGGTGGTAACTCAGTACGCATCTCATTTTTGATGCCTGTTACCAACCTTTGTTTCTGTGTCTCCCCTTTTTCAGAGAAGCCATAGTTATAAAGTTTAGGTACGTAGGCACCCCCTTCGTCAAACATGGTGTCTATGATAGCATTGAGGTAACCAGCGAAGAGGAAGTTAACTACCAGTACGCCTTGTATCATCTGTCTGCCTAGAGCAACCTTAGAATACGAGTGGTCATTATACCCAAAGATGGGGACCTTGTTGACGGACTCTTTGTACTGGAGCTGGTAGCTCTGCTCTATGTGGTACCCATTGAGAAAGATGGCTACAGTACTTGCTGTGGGATACAGGTATGTCATTAGAAATCTATGCCTGGTCTATCTATTGTTGGGATCTAGCTTCTTACGTATGGCTCGTACATAGTCCTCTTCAGTTCCGTATGCCTTGCTAATGTTCTTTGTGATAATATCAGACACATTAACAAGGGCGGGACTGATAGGGACGTCTTCTCTCTTGGCTCTTTCAAAGGAGACTGCGTTAGCCATTAGAGGTAGAACGTCTGTCGCTACATAACTATACGTCACTTCAGTGTAGAGGTCATCAATACTGTAGGTGGTACCATAGTTAACTAAGGTGATACCATGCACAGCGTGGATAGCTGCGCCACCCTTCTCGTTAGCTGCCGTTATGACAATGCTGAAAGGAGGAAGTTGATCTGATAGTAATGAAGAGGAAGCAGCCATTGTGCTCTCACCAATACCTTCATCATAAATGTCTTGGAATACGTCTTCGTTAACTGATGCGAAGACAAGAGTACCAGCTATTGTTCTAGCTCCGCGAGTATATGCGAGAGGACTAGAGCGACCGAACACTCTTACGGGGGATACAGACCTAGTACTAGAGATAGACATAGTCTGCAGTGTAGCAAAAAGCTTTGACTTTTTGGGTGCTTTACCCTTCATAGAACTCTGAGCGAGTAATGGCAAGTAAATAAAGGCCGATATGTCTGTGCCTGAATAACTTTGGAAAGCTGCTTGGCGACCTAAAGAGGGGCCTAAAAGCTTAGCCACGTTGCCGTTGACGAATACTTGATTTTGAACGTTGTCAGCCATGATAAAAAAGGGGGCCAACTAGGGATAAAGCTAGCTGACCCAGGATTACTTACTAGTTATCACCCACCAACAAACGTTGCTGAACGTCCATCGTTGTTAATTCTAATGAAGCCTTGGTCCTTCCAAGGAGTGACCGCAGTAGCAATGTAGGTGCATGCCTCATCAGTGGTGATGTCGTTAATCGAGAGGGACGAGCCCACGTTCATAATTTCAACTCCATGAATCATCATTCTGGCTACAGCGCCATATTCGTTAGATGCCGTGATAACAACATCGAAAGGCAGGACCTGGTCAATGTAGTTCGGGGCAGCTATTACCTTATCTAGAGCGATTCTAGATACAGTCGGTGATGCTGAACCTACAGCAGGACCGATGACACCAGGTACGATTTCAATAGTGTCAACATTGACGTCGGCAATTTCAAAACCCTCTGGTATCGAGTACCGGTTGGCTACGTAAGGACGGTCCCTCATCGCTTCAAGAAGCGCTGAACGGTCGAACACTACAAAGACAATAGACCCTGCGATACCTCTCTTTGATCTTGAAAAAGATCTCGGATCAGCTTCGCCCATCGAGTAGATGGGAGCCTTTTCTCTTTGAATGGTGTACGAAATACCTTGTAGCTCACCCAATATCTTACCTCCAAACGTTACGACCATGTCAACCCCAGAGAACGAGTTGTACGTTTTCTGGAATGACGATGCCGATCTACCTGCGCCTGATGGTGCTAAACCTTTATTTGTCATAATATACCTCTATTATTATAGTTCTTTCGACAGTGAGACTACTAGGTTAATAGTAGTGATCTCGAAGGCTGGTACCAGAGTTAGATTAATATCTAATATGCCTAGTACTCTTTGATCAGGTGTTGATGAGATAGAGAAGCTGTAGCCGTTTAGTGCGCCAGACCCCTTCATGCTCAATAGTACTTGGTCAATTTCTGCATCCAATGCATTCATCTGAGGAGCATTGTTAGGCTCTCCAATGTATTTGTTAGCGACCGAACGAATTAGGTCAACTGTAGCGTGCACAATTCTAACAGTCGTTAGTCTGACGTAGTCAGAACGAACGTACCTAGTTACACTGTGGGCACCCGTTACTCCAGAGGCAACAGTTAGACCACTTGTTCTACTGTACATGGTGACGTGTCTGATTCCGACTAGGTCATTAGCTTGCTTAGCTGACAGCAGCTTGAGCTGCGCAACTCCACCAACTTGCTTGTTAGTCGTTGAAGACTGTGGGGCAAGACTAGTCATTAGACCTGCGTATGCTGCAGCTCCATCAGTGTTACGGGATGTGTTAGATAGCGAAGCTCCGACAGCTAGTGCTCTCTGCGACGTCTGTGTGCCAACACTTCTCAGTGGTGTTGTGAATACACTCAGGTATTGGCCGGCGTCAATCTTACCATTTCTTGAGTCTACTGCAGCAGCATCTTCCGAGTCAGTTGCCTGCCACGAAGCGAAGTAAGCTGAGTTAACCGCTGTAGCACCATCCACTGTAACAGCACCTAGCATGTTACCATCTTGGTCTGCAGCTCCCTTTTGCCAAGCGTTGTACGCACTGTTGTAATAGGTAAGGCCTGATACAGCAGAGTTAAACTTACCAGCAGTTTCTGGGTACGCATGGTAGGCGTGCCATTCCTTGATTAGTCTAGTAGACGGTGTTCCGTACTCAACAGAAGCTATAGCATCACGAATCTCAGTGGCAGATGAGTCGTTACCACCTGTGATCCATGTGGTTCCGTAAAGGCTTTGCATCTCTGCAAGTAGCGTAGCATCTGTCGTTAGTCCAGGCCCATCCTTGTACTCTTGGAAGTAAGCATCAGCGTTATGTCCCGTGGTGTTTACTGCATGGCGCATAGCCCAACTTAGAATCGGTCTGTTAGGTATAACACCCACGCAAGAGTTTTCCTCTGAAGTGGCTTGGAAACAGAAGTCAGCAAGCTGCTTTCCGAAGTTCCAAGATAGTGCTGCACCAGATACGCTATCATAGATGTTGTCATCCATGTAAGCTCCGACCGGAACAACGACGTCAAGCGTTCTATTACGCAGGACTTCGTAGGCCTCTTCTAGGTCCGTGTACCTGCCCGATTGCATAGCATTCGGCTTAATATAGTTCAGCAGGTCAGCCCCACTGTAGTAGCCAATAGCTACGATTTCAATATTTGGTGCACCTGCAGCAATGGCTTCTTCAATAGCCAGTGCTAGTTCACCAGGATAAGTGGTCGCAGGCCACCCTCCAGCTTCTCCACCTAAGTCGAAGTAAAGCGAGTTGATTGCTTTCTCCACTGAACCTACTGTGAACGGCTCCAGAAGAGGCACATCCGGGTTGGATGTTACTCCCAGAAGGGTTACTTTCGGACCGGCAGGAGGCGGAGCAATCTTTAAACCTTGATCATTTAGTATTGTATTAACACGAGGAAGGTAATTAGTCATTGTATTTTATCTCCATTATTGGCGAATATCTAAGTCTCCAAACAAATATTCACCAGATCTATAGAATAGCGCTCGGTACTCGTCAGGGGTATAAGCCCCTGAAACTCTCTGCCCTGCAATATAACGGTACTTATCATTGTAGGGTAGAACGCCTTCAGTTCCGATTGACACATCTATCTTGAGTATATCTCTTTGATATACTGCTTCTATCTCTTCGGTACGAAAGTAAAACTGGGTACTTTTGACGGGCATTTGTTGCCTCCAACTGCTAAGCTGAGTGTCTTCATGACGCCTCCAGAAAAACATTTGGTTGACTCCTTGCTCTCTCAGATACCCTGTATACAGCTTTAGGAATTGCTCCATCCAGGACAAGAGACGTTCTGAGGCTTTAAACCCAGAGGTCCATGCATCGAACTGAACAATATTATCAAACCACTGACCCCAGATCTCAACTGTGTGGCCGCTAACATAAGGGTCTTTAGTTGACTCCCTAAGTCTTGGTTTTAGTTCTTTTCTGCTGTCAAAGGCCTTACCTATCCCTCCAGGCTCTACGGTCTTGAGGGACCAGGTAATCGTTGGTACTATAGGCGGTAAGTTTTTCAACTCACCCTCTAAATTTGCTCTTGGAACATTTAACAGAACGTCAGGGAACTCATGGTCGAACTTTATGTAGTTGTCTGAGTCTAAGTACTGTAAGGAGTGCCTTGCCTCTATGGAAGGTGCGTTGATCAAGTCTAGCTTGACCAATCCGTTCCACTGGTTAGTGTTAGGGTTCTTTATAATCTGATCAATAGTGTACACCTCTTTAGTCGTGGTGTTAATGATCTTCTGACCCTTTTGTGGTTCTATGAACGCGAACGGCAAGAGTATGAGTCTCTTGTCCGTCTTGTTGGGTACGTAGGAGAGCTGATGCTTACGCATTAGTCTCTGTGCCAGCTCCATAGCTTGGGATATACCAAGGGAGCCTTCATGGGTTGTCTTGCGCCTCAGCTCAAACTGTTGACGCTCAGGGTTGAAATACTGAAGGTACCTATCTCCGAAGTTAGGTAGCTGATCGTCACTGAGGCTCAATGTTAGACCTATTACCCTGGTAGTTGAATCCGGTGCCGCCACCCTGTGGTCGGCCGTCTTCTATGTTCCTTTCTTCTAGGGAGCATTTCCAGAACTCTGTCTTAGCTGAGTCACCCTTAAGGGCAACACTATCTTGTACACGTAAGTACTTAGTTATAGCAAACGGCTGTCTAGGGACGCCTGTATCGGGGTCCTTGTCTATCTCAAGTACAAAGTCGAACTTATTGATAGGTCTGTTATGTTCTACCACTATGTTCTTTTGTTGTGTCGATAGGATGCCTGGGGCAGCACCGAACTCAGAACCTAATACACCTATCCAGAAGTAACCCTTAACCAAGTAGTCTGTAAACAGGTAGCCGGTGTTTAGGCACCGGGTACACGTATGATTTTCAGACGTACCCTCTAAGGGCGTGCATCCACACTTCTTACCGAAATCAGGCTGGCGTAAACCAAACCATTGAAAACCAATAGCCTCCTTCCCGTTAGGGAAGAGCTTATTGGATCTCCCCGAGAGGGAGTCGATAACTTCTCTTAGATCAGGTAACATTAGGTAAGGTTGTAAATGCCGTCCGTGTTCCAGGTAATGACTAGGTCCGAGCTGGTCAGAGTTTGACTACCAAAATCAACCTGCCCAAGTAGGTAGTTAGTAGTATCTGTTCCCCCTGAGACCCAAATAATACCAAACTCTACAATAGATGTTAAACCACTATATGTCATTCCATGTCCCGTTAGTTGGCCCTCAGTTGTTGTCGTACCTGTAGTAAGGGATGTACTAGGTATTAACTGACCGCCTACGTCATAGCCTGCGGATATAATTTCTTCTGAAATATCACCTATTACTTCGTGGGTCTGTGAGAACGTATAGGTTCCACTTGTCAGAGCCATCCAGATGTTCGCTGTTTCTAGGTTTACATCGCCACTAAGAAGATGCATTTTAAAACTATTGTATACTTGATTTGCCATTAACTTACTCCAACTTTAAAGACGCCGTCGCTGGGTGACCATACAACCTGGAAGGTACCATTCGTACTAGATGTGTTTCCTAGTTCTGTCCAACTTAGAAGATGGTGATCTGCAGCTGAAGCCCCAGAGGTCCACAGTGCTATGCCAGATGCGGTGATCGTCGAGGGTGACCATGACACGTCAGCGGCATCAAAGACAACCTCACCGGCGACTACTGATACTGTCTTATTTGTCAGCTCTAGTCCGCCTTGTTCATATATAGGGGAGACAGCTGTATCCACAACTTCATAGGCTGTGATGTCTGCCACTAGGGAGTGCCCAGTGTTAGGTGTATAGGTACCAGACAGTAGCATAGCGTAGATTGGGTCAGATGTAACATCTATCGTTCCACTTAGCAGGTGCTGCAGGTAACTTGTATAAATTATGTTTGCCATTTCTTATTTACCAAATAGGGTTGTTTGTTCTAGCGCCTCTGTTTGATGCGATGTTAGACGCAGGAACCCGGTCCTGCTTGTAGCTGAATCTGCTGTCCGTGTATCTGCCGTTGACGTTATACCAGAGCCTGTTGATAGTATTAGCTATCTCCGTGTACCCTAGCTGATTGCCTCCGACCCTGAACTGCCATCCACCTACTAATGATTCAAAGGCGTTTTCTTTAGCCTTCTGATACTTAGCCACCTTCATGGCTATTCTTCCTATGATGTTATCCACGGAGACGTTGAGGTCTCCGAGTTGTCGTCTAGTACCAGCAACAACGTACTTGTAGTACTCCCGGTCTTCCATGAGATCGAGGATAGTGCTGTAAACGATGAACTGCTTCGCTGCGAAGCTTGGATTACTTATGTCGAATGATCTGCCAACCTTCTCCCATGACCACATAGTGTTCTTGAACAGAAGTGCACCAATGTAGTCCTCGGTGAATGTGTCGCAGACCTCTCTTACTTCTCTCTTAATTGTCTGTATCCCGTAGATCTCTGGGTAAAGCGCTGTGTTGATGGAGTACTGCATGTTACCTCCATACGACTCACCATCAATAGATGTGATGGCGTCGTACAACCCTACTTGGATACCTAAGTTCTTAGGAAGGTTAGAGTCGAATGCAACTAAAAGATCTGTACCGGTGACTGAAACCGTATAGCCGGGTATGGTTCCGGCCCCTAGTGTCTCTCCGCTAGCAAGATACCCAGCTGTGTTTAATAGGGGGAAGGTGGAAATGTCCACCCAATCTGTAAAGTCTACAGACCCGGTGTAGAGGGATTTGGAAAAAGTGAACCTTAAGGTGTTGTCACCGGTAAGATCAACTGGGATAGAGTGCTTGTTATTCTTAGGCCTAACCTTCTCAATCACGAAGTCAAAGCCTAAGGCCTTGACATTGGTGGGTAGAAATAGGTCTCCCTCCAAGGTCACACTAGCTGCTTCCTTCTCTACAGTCGTATCTATCTTGTATACAGTATCTCCGGTGGAGAACTCTACTGTGATGGATGTTACGAGAGTGTCTAGGTCTTCAGCGACGAGAGAGTAGCCAAGACCCATAGACGAGCCTACAAGTATGACTCTGTACTCGGTGTCCTCTTTCAAGGTTGTACCAGGTAACAGAACTACAGTAGATGTCGAAGCTGTGCTGTGTGAGATCGTGACAGGCAGGATAGTGCCCGCAGCTATGTCTACTAGTGAAAATACATTGGCATCTAAGCTGGATGCAGCTATAGCCTTATCGAACGTTAGTTCAATTGACTTATTAATAAAGTAATCCGTCGCACCATTGGACGGAGTACTGGATAGTAGTGATATAGCCATTTATGTTATCTGCTTTCTAGTAGTGTGTCTGGGCAGTTGCTGTACTTATGCGTATCTTTCAGGAGCTTCATAACCCGGTCTCTGTTCTTGCCACGTTGTTCTCTCTCCATACAGAAGTTAGCTATCTCTTTAGCTGTCCAGTTTCTGTCTACTCCATTCCTAAATAGTTTTCGCCAGGCCAGTGTTGAGACTGCCTGCTCATCGTTAGTGTCGATGCCGTACGTCTTGACTAGGTGCCAGTACTCTTCGAGTACTTCTAGGTCCTTGTCAATAGGCGCAATGTAGATGTTACCCTCTACAACGTGACCTCTGTTAAGGGCTTCGGTTAGGATCTCCCACTGCTGTGTCGTGAGGTTATCAGGCACAGTAGCTGAGTAGTTTTCAGGGGTGAGCCAAACATCACCAACTCCAAAGAACGACTCAATTTTTTGGTTAAGAGAAATTTCTTTTCCCTTCAGTTTAGTATTGCTGGCAGACGGATCTCCGACTGATGCTGAAATGCTTATATCATTATCTTGACTATCTGTAGTCTCTTTCTTTTTTCTAGGCATTATTTATCTCTCAAGAAAATAAGGCAGGGAGGGGTCAAGCCCCTCTCCGCCCGTAGGTATCACTAAAGGTAGCGATGCAAAAAGTGATACCGCTTCGCTACATGACTGTTTCCAGCGCAGTGTAGCACGGTCCGTCCGGCACGTTAATCCCGGACAAAGCTTTAGTTTATTCGACATTGTCTTATATTATTGCGGGCCGTTCATATGCATGAAGACCATTAGAATCTATAGTAGATTTGATAGGTGCCTTAATGTCAATGGCCCTAATAGCGTCAAACACTTCCTGGTACGACGCACCAAATACTACGTACATTCTTCTGCCAACCCAACCAGGAGCTCGGGAAGATGTTATTAACTTCCCTGACGAGGTCTCCTTATATAGTATTTCATCAGCAGTAGGCTTCGTTTCCTCTACATATTCCAATATGGGCTTTTTAACAGGGCCATTGGTCTTCTTAAAGGTGTTGCTCGGATCAGACGTAACTGATCCTGGATTATAGTGGTCAATACTGGATATACCTATTCTGTGTCCACCTGGATTAAACTTATCAACAGCGAAGTTTTCAAAGGTAAGGTGAGTCACACTCTTCAAGGAGTCTGATGCTGAGGATAACCCAGCTACAAAACCCATTACAAAGGGCTGACTCGTATCAGCGCAGATGATGGCACCTCTGCCCTGCGTTAAGTTACTAGGTAATATGACAGGATCGGCACCCACCAACTTAGATTGTATGACAGTGTTATCTACACCAAACCTGATCTCTTGATCTAGGTTGAGAAGGAGGGATGATACGTCTGCCCATGTCTGTGTGTCTACATCATAGATAACCATCTGGTTAAACATCTGATGTATGTCCAACTTGAGGTTGGCGGATAGGTTGTGATTACCAGAGGGTATGCCATTAACATGGAAGGACCAGAAGTCTAGTTGAGTAACCCCAGGTATCTTTGTCTCAACAGCTATATTGTGGTACATCTTCATGAACGGAGCTATAGCTGGTTCGGAAGCAGAGCCACCGAAAGCGAAGCCATCATACTCTAGGGGCGTTACTGAAGACTCAAAGACTAGTCCGGCCTCAACAAGAGCCGACTCTACTAGTCGGTTAGGTGAGACAAAGGTGTATTGGCTACCCACTAAAGATGTAACCGCTCCTAGGAAGTTAGGTGTGTAGGTTACATTGCTGGTGTCAACATCGGCGACATACACCTCATCCATTCTAAGGCCCTGTACGGCTGACTCTGCCTTCAGCCAAGATACCGTGCTCTTACCTACCGTTGTTGCCCAGTTTCTTATAGACCCGCCTCTACCCGCTCTGGTGATACGGTGGGTGGCCTGATGACTCGACACGTCATATTGCGTGGGTTCGTACTCAGTAGTACCTGGGAGGCTCCAGGTGTAGCCCTGTGGGCCTAAAGATTGGCCATTGAGTCCAATGGCCTCACCTAATAAGCCAGGCACAGGGTTCTCTGGATTCCTTAGGTAGTAGTTGGTGATAATGTCAGACACAACAATGGTCTTTAGCACAACAACTTTGTGGTAATTAAAGACAGTGACCTCAGTGTTCCCTGGGGATAAGCCTTGAGACTCATGTACAAAGGATGGGTTGATGACGCTGAGTGGCTTACCAATAATTGTGAAGGTGTTTTTCGTAAAGGCTGAGATGTTCTGTATGGCTACTACATCAAATACATCTTGGGCATCGAATGTTATGGCGACGGTTGCACCTACTACAGGGTGTGTGCCACCCGCACTTGGTGTGGCATCGAACGGTGTTACAGTGAGGTCAATACTGGGCACAGTTATCGAAACGTCTGTTGAGCCTATAGTACCAATGGCTATCACTTTGCTAGTGGGCGTCACAGCTATAGTTGGTATGGGAGATACCGGTTCTGCCTGTGCGTTTATAATGTTTGTCTCTACAACGATGGTAGGTATTGGCAATGTACTATCACTAGTAAGTGCTGCGGGTAAGACAAACTTAGTCGAGATGCCACCAAAGTTAGGGTCAATGTAACCATAGAACCTAGATGTGGCCTCATTGAAGTCTCCGTTGTCATAGTCAGTGCCGAACTCAGCTATCAAAAGGTCTGCCTTGGAGGATACGACAGCCTCATCAACACCATAGTAGCTGCCCGCTTCTTTGACTACAGCAGGGCCTACCATGACTAGAGTGCTATAGACATAGTAGAGTACATGGTACTTAAAGTACCCCATTGGGTAACGAGACACTGGGTAGTTGACATTACTAAATGTTAGCTCATCTTGCTCCGCTTCAGTTAGCTCTCTGTAGATGCCATTAGTGGGGGCCGTTTCAGCGTACGACTTACGACCCAGGTAGTTCCACTTCCTCACTATGGGGGCTGTGGCGCCTACTGATGTCATTATAGTTTCACCTATTTGGAAGTCTCCGCTAGCGTTCGTTACAAAGATCCTTTGCCTGGTGTTAGTACTCACTTCCTCCTCTTGATGCTGTAGGTACATAAGACCTGTAGCACCTGAAGTCTGGCCAGTGACCTGGACGACGTAGGACAAGGGACCTAAGGCTGTTTGGAAAGCAGCTCTCTGTGACGAGTTGGGGAACTCTACCACAATAACACGTCTATTAGACGTGGGGCTACAATCATATAGACCACCTATAACAAGGGAGGCTGAAACATCTCGGGCTATTTCTAGTATCTTAAGTCCAGTGGAGTTATTAGGCTCAGATCTAAGTAAGGCCTTAGCTAGGAAGAAGAACCCTAGAGCAACGGCCGACTCTTCCCATGGCCTCCAGTGCCTAAGCGGGCCTAAGCCTGCACCTTGTATAGAAGGCACGTTGTCTGTTGCTCTTCTGAGCACCTCCACACCACCGGGGAATGCAGTCTTGTTTAGGTTAGCTGTAGAGGGGTTATCGGCACCGTTGTACAGGTTCCTATTAAGGTTCTGTTCGACAAAAGCTTTTAGGCTCTGGTCATACGTGACCTCATACAGGAACGCTGCGTTCTCATACGTTCTACCTGCAGCTCTTGACGCCTCCCATGTGTTAATGAAGAGGTTACCCGTATCCGCTCTGTTGTTGTTGATCCAGTTAACAACTGACATCTTAGCAAACTCAAGACCGTACCAGTCCATGGTCATGAGAGACTGCAGCATCATTATCTTCAGTGTGTGGTGCTGTCTGTCAGGTCCGTATATATTCTCTGGGATGAATACGGGCCTAGCTGTATCAGAAGAAGCAGGTACCCGGGTAAACCCTCTAATACTCCCTGTCCGGAAGGGAAGGGAGTGGAAGATTAATACACCAGTGTTTAGGAACTCAGAAGGAGGTATGGGCTCTCCATCTGTGTCATAGTAGAATATGTGTCTTAGGCCTTCTTGCCTGGTGGTGAACTCTAGGAAAGGGATCCAATTGTAGTTGACAGGGCGCATCCAAGGCATGCCCCGCATGCCGTATGCATAGTCTCTCTCACCATGATCTCCAGTACCTGTGGTGTCAGGTCGGTTAGCCATAGGTGACCAGTTATACGGGCTTCTGTAGGCAGGGTTCTTTACATCACTCTCCATGTCAACTCTTAAGGTCTCACTCCTACTGAACGCGTTTGATTCACTAGTTACGTAACTAGGGTACGGAGGCATAACGCCAGTGACGGGGTAGTGTTCACTTAGCTTCCAGTCTTCAGCCATGGCGAGGATGGGGTCTTCAAGCTCAGCCGAGTCTGTGGTGCTGTTTCCGTAGCAGAACACCCCTTTGTAGACATTAGATGATCCGGCTACGAATTTACTTTGTCCAGGTTGGGCTCTATCTACGAGTGTGTATATCTTGTGTGTGGGGGAGATGGTTTGTATAGAAGGTACCTTGTACTCTTCCCATCTGATCTTAGTTCTGGGGCCTATGACTCTTAGGGTTATATTCTGGGATAAGTTAAAGACAGGCTCCGGCCTGTTGGGCTCTGACTCAGGGAAGTCCCTGAAGTACCCGTATCTAATAAAGAAATTAACTTGGTCTAGACGCGCAGGTATGTCTATTACTATGTCTGCCCACAGATAGCGTCGCCTACTGTCAGACGTAGCAGCCATATGGGTGAAGAGTTTTTGACGGTGGTAGTAATCTTTACTGCCATTTGCCGAAATCCTATTTGAGTTTTGTAGCAAGTCTAACATATCGAAGGAGTGTATCACCCCCTCTATACTTAACTCTATAACAGTGCCTGCTATGTCCCCCAAGATATTTAGATTGGGTGCAAAGCTTAGTTCAGTTACTGTACCAGAACCAGGAAGTCTGGTTAGGACAACAGTTTTCTCTTCGTTAGCCAGTAGATCCACTTCAAAAGTGACTCTAATGTACTTGGCTGCACCATTATCATAACGGTTACCCTGAAAGTCCCATTGAGCTTTAAGGTTAGTAACACCTACCTTGGCGTTGTTAACAACTAGGACTTCTGCTCCAAACTTAAGATCAAAGGCCCTCGTGAGAGGTACTCCAACCGTGACATGTCCGGTTCTAGCGAAGGATGTAGTGTTTTTAACTATTATGTTAGACATGGGTAGGTATTAAAAAAAGAGCCGGCCACCTCTTACAGCATCCGGCTCCGCTTGCTTATTTACAGGCTACACCACCTAATCAGTTAGATTAGGTAGGGTCGGCTGTGTAAGTCTCATCTCCACTTAGAGGAGTAGCGCCAAAGCTGCCGGTAGTGTAATCAACACTAATACGGTCAACAAAGTCAACACTCTTCGCGATCTTGATGTTCTTCAAAAGGCCAATTCCACGGCCATCGTTCTTGACGGCCAGGCCATAACGCTCACGAAGCTTCATTTTCATGATGTCACGAGCTGGGTCATTCCACTCATCCATCGTCACATCTTCGTCTACGACCATGATGCCAAGTTCATTGATATCACAGAAGACGATGTCAGTGAGACTGGTTGCTGCCGTAAAGTTGACGTATGGGGATACGATGATGTTAAAGTTGGTCGGGAACAGGGACGGAACGCGTGTGAACGTGCTCGCGATGTTCTCGGGACTCGAAACATACGTGTTTTGGTTTAGCATGGTCTGCGACCATTGCGAAGCGTTACCAGGACTGCCCTGAGGCGTTTGCCATAGCATAGCTTGGTTTCCACTGTTGAAGCCGAATAGGCGTGACATGCCTTCTTCCGCGAAGATTCTCCATGCAAACGGGTGCATGATAAGAGTATTCGGAACGAAGCCGGTGTCAACCATAACACTCCAGGCCTTGAACATGTCGTCCAGGGTTAGGGTACCATTGTAGCTACCACTGGCATCTCTACCAGTCGCACTTGGGAATCCAGCGTTTAGGTTGTCGATCAGAGTCAAACCATTGCTGGTAATGAGTTTCGAGACCTTCATCTCCTTTAGACGAGCTAGTTCTCTACCCGCTGCGCGGAAGTTCATGGATATGATGTCAAACTGGCTGTATCGTTTCTGCTCTTCGGTTACCTTTACAGCAATACCGCTCTTGCCGATGATACATTCGGTTTGTCCACCCATTTCCATGGTGCCTTCTGGGTACTCTTCACCTTCTGCAATATCAGCAGCACCATTAGCTAGAGCACCGAATGTCGGGAAGGACACTCTTGTACCATGACTATAGTTAACTCTGCTTAGCAGCGGGGTCAGAACCAGGTTTGGCTCAATAGCTTCACGAACCAAGTTGCTGATAACTCTTGGAGTTAGCAGTGGTAGGTCAGTACTGAAGTTATCTTGCATTTGGCGAGTGGCAGCGATGTCCTTCTCTAGCAGCTGATCAATAGTGATCTGCTCACCGGAGTTGTCCAGGTATCCATTTCTCGTCCAGACGTCGCGAACCTTCGAGAGGTTAGCTCTGTCTTTTCTAACTAGAGGGCTATCGTCGAAACCGAGCATGTCTTCCGTGCTCTTTTCCTTCGACCGTTCTAGTTCAGCCTTCATGTCTAGCAGGACTTTCTTTTGTTCTGCATTATCGAACACGTCAAATTGATTATCTTCCATTTTGATCTCCTATTACAGGCGAATTAGAAGGGTCATGCCCCAGTAATCTCCATTCGCGTCAGCACGTGCGCCGAGGAAAAAGCCTGGTATACCCTTAGTTCCTGAACCAGACAGTGGTAGTCCTGGTACAGTCTGAATCTTTGCAAGATGTGCGTATTCAGTTGTTGCTGCCGGATCAATCGTGAAGTTAGCTAGGTCATCAGCAAGCATGGTGCCTACTGCGCTAGTGGTGTTTCCGAGCTTGATCTTCTTAAGACATCTACCGACTACACGGTCGTGCAAGTCGTTGTCAACATAAGGTGCACCGTAGGAACCAGCACCGAAGTTCTTCACAGCTGCGTAACGTCCCGCAAGGTGTGTGCCAGCAGCGTGTGTTGGGTTAGTGCCATTGGCTAGTGGGCCAACGTAACCAATACCGTGGTTCTTTCCTTCACCCAGCATGATTGCATCACCTGGTTCGATAGCCCATTCGTCCGTGTTAAGGGCCGGAATCTGGATAACGTAGTCCGTTACAACACCAACAGCCGTGTTACGGGTGTAGTTTGTGTAAAGATCTTGTAGGATGAAGCTGTAAATCGGCTGGTAGCAAACGCCAATTGGCTTAACACGACCAACTGCTGCAGCTTGTGCACCAATGGGTAGCGTCCATGCGTTTGAACTTCCGAATTGGGATAGGTTACCGGCGTCCGATGCTCCTGTTCCCATGACCGCTGGGGTCATTTTGCCTTCTGCTATTGCGTTTCCACCTGTTACCATACCCACAAGGGTACCAGGTTCTAAAACGATTGGGTCGTGATGTTGTTCATCGACCCGAGTCATTGCTAGTCCCGTCCAAGCTTCCTTTGCTGTAGCGCCAGCAACTGGGCGTACACCTTCACAAAGCTCATTGTAATACGGTCGACTAACTTCAAATCCGCGAGGTACTCTGATTGCCATAATTATTCCTTATTATAGTCCTAGACCACTGGATAGTTTGTCAACCGCTCTTGTTGGAGCTGCTGGCTTCTTGTCCTTTGGTGCATTCCCATCACGCTGATGGGTTGGGTCTGATACCTTATCCTGACTGATAATCTTATCAGCTGGTTTTACATCGGTATCAATTTTGTCAACAGGTAGTTGATCAATTTCAAACATTAGGTCCGCAAGGGAATCTTGTAGAGATTCTACCGATCTTCCAGCTAACTTTTCAATTAGTTGGTCCGTCGTTAGGTCTTCACCGTCATCACCCTTAGGGAGCTGCTTGCCGAAACGAGTTCTCATGCTCGCTAGTGACATAGCAAGTGTCTGTGACATCTTGTCTTGCATGCCCTGAGCGTCGCTCGTGAGCCTTTCAATCTGACTATTCTTAGCCTGAACCTCTTTTTCTAATGTAGTGGTTGTGGTCTTGGCTGTGGTTAGTTGATCATTTAGGCTTGAGATCTCGGTCTTGGCGTCTTCGAGTTCTTTTTCCATTTCAGTTTCCTTTTTAGAAGTGTTATCTAAATCGTTCGCCTTATCAAGAGTTCGCGCCGCATCTGAGGCTCCCGAGCTCACACTCTTGTCTGGCTGACGGCCATCAATGGGCTCGTCCTCCACAACAGTGTCGTCAGAAGATATAACATGCTTGAGCTTGTCCGCGATTGCAGGGCTTACTACAATCACTGTCTTCTTTGTGGAAGATTTACTCTTACCACTAAGAAGGCTTAGTTCGCCATCCTCATCACAGAGAGAGAAACTTCGTACCGCTTCTTTCCGACCCTGAACTTGGCTGGCAATAATGTCTGTTTTACACCAAGAATCCTTGGAGTCTTCCCACGCGTAGTTTACTAACTTCGCTGCAGGGGATGCGGGCAGGTTAACAAAGCTGGCCTCATTGTATCTCATGGGACCTGTAATTGCAAAACATGCTAGACCATCTTCATCTTCTTCGCCCTCTTCATTATACCGTAGTCCGGGATAGTGAGAGCACTCAAAGATAGAGTCACCGCAATTGGAGCATAGCATGTATGATGAACTATGTCCGGCTGATACACTTAGGTATCGTGAGTCGAGTATCTTCGCTATAGCGTCTTGGTCAGTGATGATCCCTGTTATAGTTACTACTCCAGACCCTTTACTCCCGTTCTCATCGGGCTGCAGGAAATCAGTATCGAATAACTGTCCGTGCTTGAGTTGTGAAAACTGAGCATCAATGATGCGACCGATGGGGTCCTCATCCATACTGTGGTGCTTCAGTATTGGTTTGTCATATTCTGAGGAGCCACCATTCTTTTTAGAGAAGAAAGAGGTGTGTCCATCCCTGACAAACTTGCCAGGATAGACCCTATTATTAATGATAACACCAGAGTGTGTGGCGTCTATTTGTACTTTCAGTCTCGGCTTCCTGTCTCGGTTGAGCATGGTTTCTGCATCTGTCTTAAGGACAGAGGAGACAGGTTGTTCGATAACTATAGAGTCTTTGAAATGTATGTTTTTCACTATTCTTCCTTAGATGTAGAAAAGCTTAAAAAGTGGTCAATGTCGACGGCTGTTGGGATAAAACTTTTGTAGATTAGCTTACTTATATCTAAAGGCGCTGTTTCCTGATTATCAGGATTCACTAAATCAATAGTTTTGCTGCCCATTTTTTTTGCAAACTTAATAAAGCCAAACCTTTCTGCCGTGATTAACTGATCTCTTATTAATATTTTGATCTTATCCTCAATGATATGCAGGCAACCCACGATCGACGGGGTGTCCAGATTGTTGTCCTTGTCCCTCTGGAGGAACACGTTAATCTGAGCTTTATAGGGTGTGATGGTCTTCCAGTATGACTTGGTTACGAAGTTTGCGTAGAACCTATCTTTGGCTCTGTTACCCAACTCTTCGAAGTCCACATCCTCATCTGGATTGGCGGTCTCGTATTCCTTCTTGGCCTTTAGGTACCCTTCTTCTATCGACTCATCTATGTACTCTCTGGATGCCTCTACGCATGACTTGACCACGTCACGGAATATTTCTTCTATGACGCCATCGTCTTTGACGAAGTCATTTATGTTATTTATGATGCTGGACTTGTGAGCAGAGTATATGCTCAGGGCTTTAGACTCATAGTCGTTAGCCTTGAAACGGCTCTTAGCCTGCTTAGTCCCACTTTGGTTAGCTGGCTGGCCCTTGTTGCTAATGGTGTTCTTAACAGACTTCTGACCTAAGTCAGTACCTGAAGAGGCTGATGAGGCCTTAGCCGCAGCAGCTACTTGAGCAAGCTCCTTCTGTGCCTCAGTCTCCTTAGTCCTGTTGCAGTCCTTCTCATCTTCATCAGTAAGTGCCTGTTTGTTAAGGTATTGCTTACGGAATTCAGAGGTAGTAATAGCATTACCCATGAACAGCTGAAGGCCATGGTTCTGGGCAGCTCTTTCCTCTTCTCTATCTATAGTGGGGAACGTGAACTTAACCAGGTTCTCCTCTACGACGTCAAAGCCACCCTCTAGGAGGAGTGGCAGTATGACAAAGTGGGATATGGTGTCTGAGATGACCTGTTGGTAATCCTTAGCAGAGTCCTGTAGTCCCTTGTTAATGTTGGTTGCGGTGCCTCTTGAGGAGCCTCCACCTCTACCCAAGTCTAGGGGAGATAGTCTCAAACCAGCAATACACCTTGCTTCAAAGTAGTCTAGGTAGGGGGATAGGTCTAGCGCAGAGCCCTCTCTACTAACGAGCTTAATCTCGTGTCTCTCACTAGTTACGATGTAACCCTGTGCCGGCAGTCCCTGTACTTCAGCATGTGCCTTGTCTACCTCGTTCTCTCCACCATCGTAGTATATGGCTGGCTTGTTCTCAGTACCCACCTTGTAGTGGTATAAAGGAAACGCCTCCTTAGAGGCGACGATAATAGCTACTTCTTCTAGCTTACGTAGGGCACGGATGTCATCTAGGACCGGCAGCAAATATGGGGTGCCGAACGTGAACCCTGTCTTCTTGTCTACTGTGATGTGTACTACATCCTGGAAGGCGTACTCCTTATCAATGACTCCACCGTCAACGCCTCCTCCCTCAATATGTTGGCGCCACTTCTTAGGTGTGCCAAACCTATCTACCTTCACTTCCATCGTGGTGGGGTCGCCTACGAACACACCGGCTATAGGCTCTAGTTCCTTGCCCCATACCTTGATAGGTTTACCACTGGACCTCTTAGCGTCTCGTCTAAATATGATGTATGCGTTGTGATACGTAACTAGGTTAGTTACTAGTTCTCTGACCCAACTCTCTGTAGTTATACCAGTTAGGAGGGATATCTCGAAGAGTCTTGTCTTAATATACTTAACGAAGTCCTCATCTCCTCCGGACACCTGATAGCCTTCCTTTAGGATCTGCTCTCTGTGCTTACGTATGGATTGAGTTATGTAAGGTTCAATGTCAGAGGCTCTGGCTATTTCACTAAGGTCGTATATAGGCGTTGTAAATCGGGTGCCATTATGGCGTCCTATGGAGCTAGTGGGTCCTTTGTACTCATAACCCCTGACTCTTCCCAGCATTTTGGTGCGATTCTCTAGGGCTTTGACGATGTCTCCACCTCTAGATCCCTGTATAGATAATTTGATATCCTTACCTTGTACAGGTGTATTTATATAAACTGGTTTAACCATTGAATGTATCGTCTAGAGCTGTCTGTATATTTCTGACTAATTCGTCAATTCTTTGCTGTTGCTGCTCTTCTGAGCAGTCTGTACCAAGCGTCTCACTATTTTGCTCAGGCGCTATTCCAAATGGGAACTTTAGATTCTCGCTAGTGAAGGTGGGGGGATTAGGGAAGTACTTCTTACGGTCTTCCTCGGAGATCACTAAATTGGGTGGTACTTCCTCTAGTATTGAGAAAATTGCCTGGTCATAGTTCTTGTCTATTATAGTAGGCTTATCAATGGCACAGTTATTCGCCAGTTCCGGTCTATCTGATTGTATTTCTAGGAGTCTAGCAACTCCCAGGAGCTGACGGCGGTCTGCACCCAACTTCCATGAGCCTGAGTTGGAGGCACCGAAGTCACCTATGGTAGAGCTGATCTCCTTGAGTAGTGCATCGACCTGATCGAATAGAACTCTTACAGAGTGTAGTAGAGCCCAACCAAGAGAGAACATACCACCACATGAGGAGAGGTTCTCGAAGTCTGCCGTGAAGGCCTTGGTTATCTTGTGTGTTATCTTATAGTAGAACTCATTGACATTGGCCATGATCTCAAACAGAGCGTCCTGGGCCAGGTTGCCTAGGAACTTAGATATGAGGTTCTCTATTCTAACTATCTCTCCACCTAAGCTTGTGGAGAGTATGCGGAGCAGACCGGCTATTGTTCTCATGATGTTTGGATCACCTAGCTTTTCAAAGATCTGCACGAGACAGCATAGGTCCCTGTCGGTCAACTGGTAGTTGAATGTGGCTATCAGATCCTCATACAATCCGTCGCTTGATTCTTTAATCGCTCTAGTGGAGCTGGCGAGCTGCACAAAGATCTTACTGGTGCCTCCCTTTCCATCCGCTTCTGTATTGAAGATGTTATCATTCTGCGGCTTTACGTCTGTGAACTGAGCTTTGTACGATTGGAACTTAGGTGAGAATGTAGGTGCCGTGTTGAGAGCCCCTCTAATCGTCTGTTGGTTCTGGGCGACATGCATGTAGGCTATCCAGTGATCTATCGTCAGGTAGCCTTGTGGCCTGTCTAAGCCACCGTACCTTGCGTAGTACTCGGAGACGTACTTGATGATGATCTGTGAGTCCTGGAATTCGTTTCCTTTCTTGAACTCGTCATAGTCTAGACCAATACTGTCTAGTGCTGCGGCTCTTGCCTCTGGAGAGGCAGAGAGCTCTTCTATCTGTTGCTCTACTAGAGGTGTGGAAATATTAGCCCCTTTAAGGATAGCTAGTATTCGTTCTGCTTTAATACCTAGTTCTAGGAACAAAGCAATACCCGCTGGTATCTGCCCTATCTGTAGGCCCTTGGCCCCTTGCTCTACACCCAGTGCCTGGAAGATAACTGTCTGGAAGGGAGAGATAGTGAGCATACCTATAATGGTTGTGATGATACCATTAGCCGATATGAATTCCTTCACCATGTCTGCCGTGTCCTTCGCATTGCTGAGCTTCTCTGTAGTCTCCCTACTAGTCTGCTCTACAGATGCAGGCACCTGCATATTGATTACTTCGCCGCGTAGATCCCACTTCTTACCGAGTGTAATGTCAATAGCCTTCTGGTAGAGGCTGTATGTTATCCTGTCACCGTCTTTAGAGTCTTCCTTAGCTAGTCGAGTAGCCGCTGCTCGTACAGAGTCAGCGTACTCTTCAATAGGTATGAACTGAGCAGGGTTCATCTTGGACAAGCCATCTTTGATGACATTGCCTTTCAGAAATGTAGTAGCCAACCCTGAGAACAGTTCGTCGATAGCTTCTTGCCTTTCATCAGTACCAAAAGCATCATCAGTCAGCCTATCTCTAAACTGATCAATGTCCTGTATTTCGGTTAGCTTTCTTTCCCTCTGGAAAGGCTTCCTGCCATCGTACTCTAGATTCATTAGAATTTCTTCCTGGTGAAACCGCTACCGCCACCTCTGGCTCTACTGTTAGGGTTACTATCAAGTCCTCTCGACTTGCTATTACCCTGCCTATGGTTCTTTGACGTAGTCTTTACAAGGTTCCATCCGGAACGCTGGTCATGCTCTCTCTCTATTACAGATGGGTGTACATTCTGATTAACCTCGTCGCTCACTTCAACTGAAGCTATGTGTGTCACGTACGGCGCACTCTTAAGGTCACCCTCCTTCCAGTAGTAGCCACCACAAGCTAAGTAATAAGCTGTGAGTGTGTGGTCATCACCCTGAGAGTATCTAGGCAGGCCATAGACAGACATACCCTCAACCCGGAAGTTTCTCATCTGCTGTACAATGCCCATGCTGCCTGTTCCTGTACTTAGGGTCGTATCCTCAACCTTAGGCAGGACAAGGAACCCATCCTCCAGTAGTTTCTTAGTCTGCTCTATTAAGAAGTGTTTCGCACTTCTCTTGACCTCTTCCCCAGTAACAGGGTCTGTCACGGTAAGGTGTTGGTTCATAGCAATAGAGAATAGTTTTTGATCTAGTAGAGAACTAGGTTCAGTTAGGGCGTGCTTTTTAAGTAGCTCCACTTGAACACTACCATAACCAGCGTCCACGAATATGTACTTAAACTTCCAGTGCCTATTGAGGTTAATAATGATCTCTACTGACTCTGTTTGCAGGTATTCTGTTTCAGGAATAATAATTTTCTTAGCCAGCTGTAACTTATTATTAAACAGCTCTAGAATGACCATGTGGGTACCAGCGGTCTTATTCCAGTCAATACCTAATATATAGTCGGCGTTATACTTGGGTTCCCAATTATCCGTTTCATAGTTCTGTATAGACGCGTCCAGGCATCTAGCCTTGAATACACCTTCTTGAAGCTCAGCAAAGTCAGCCAGATACTCTTGAGTGTATGTAACAGGGTCTGTGGTCCCTCGGAAGAAGGCTTCAGTAGAAGCAGACCATTCCGGAGACTCAGCCGAGATGAACCAGAACTCTTTAAAGCCTAGGTCCTTGTCTGTCACGTATGTGTAGAATCTTCTTCTCCAACCACGAGGGGTTGTGGAAGCTATCAACCTACAGTCACTGTGAGATGCGAGGATGGCAAGCACGGCATCAATGTCTTTATTCTCTAGGGTATCAATCTCATCGATGATGATAAGGTGAGCATCCTGTCCACGAATCTTGTCAGACCCTGAACCACTGGTTGCACCAGCAGAGAAGCCAAGTATCTTGGAGCCATTGTTAAATTGCATCAAAGACGGTGTCTTTGTATATCTAGCTAGGGATCCCTTTAGGCCTACACTCAATTCGATGAACTTATTCATTTCATCAAAGAATCTTGCGACCTGTCGCTCATACGGAGCGATGATAAGAATATTATGGTTCTTATTGGTCACAGCATGGTGGAGAGTCTCGACAACCATGGCCTCCGTATTATGGGTTACTAATCCATTGGCGAGGCAATATAGATTCGTGGGGGAATCTACATGTAAATCGTAGCAATGCTCCACCCTTATATTTTTTGTGATAATCCCAAGGCCACCGTCCGTGGGTAGATGTTTAGTAGAAATGGAGTTATATTCTAGCAGGTACTTTTTTCTGTCTATTGCTAAATAAGGGGTTAGCTCTTTTAATATCCTAGGTACATTATGGGCATGTCGTAAAGACACGCTCAAGACAGGACCATTTTTATACTTGGGCCTATTATCAACGTATATGCTAGACTCAAGCTGCCAAAGAGCTAGTAGAGCGTATTGGAAAGCTAAGACAGGTTCTTTAGCCTGCATGCTTAGATTTATGGTTATCTCATTACCACTGCTGTATACACTACCATCTGAATCGATTAAGCCGGCCACAAAATTTAGAAGGGTTTTCCTGTTCCATGTTTTGATGACTTCTATGTTCGCCCTTTTTTCGTGGGCGCGCTTACCTCTACACCCGTCTCCTATTAAGGCCCCTAAAGCGTAGGCCTGAGGCTCATCTACATTACCCAAGGGAAGAGTTAATTCTTTTCTAAATACTCTATGTTGTTTTCTAAAGTCTTTAGTTTTCCTAACTT